GTTGTTCCTCTCCATTAATGGCTGTACTTAGAAAAACTATCTTTTCTTCTCCATTATAATCAACAACTATAACATTACTGGGGTAGATAATCTCAACTATATAAGTTACATGTGTCATAAATACCTTATCAAAGAATTTATACTTTTCTTTAAGTATTTCCATTCCCTTTTTTGCTTGTTCTGAAGTGAAGGATCCTTTAGTAGCAAGATGCCATTCATCTTGGTAATAAAAAAGTATACCTAAAGATCCGTCCATTTTTTCTTGTACATAAACATAATCGGCTTTAACCGGAACTTGATCTGCGACTTCTTCATAGTTAAAGAACTTAGAAAAAGCAGAAGCAATAACATTGCCCTTATCGTCTATTATTGTGCCTCTCATATTTAGCGTAACGTTATCCCAAGCCTCGCTGAATTGGCAATCCCTTGAATAGTTGTAGATATCAAGAGGCAGAGTTGGATGAGGATTCTTTAGCAGAAGTCCACGCTCGATATAGTCGTTCAGTATGTTTAAATCATATTTCATCTTTATAAGATCTTATTACCATTGTCAAGTTTTCTTTCTATGTGTGCTGCAATATCAATAATAGAATTGCTATCAATCCAGTTGTAATTGACCCCATTAAATGTAACAGAGAAATCCCCATCAGTCCAATCATAAACAGCTGCATCAAACTTTTTAATTTCTGTTGTCTGTTTGTTGATCTTATCTATTATCTTATTTAATATTTCGGAACGGCTTTTACCCCTCTTGCTCTTCGTTCCGAAATATTGTGTTCCTTCGTGATTGGCGCATCTCAGCATAAGATTCAGTGTCTTATAGTCATTCACCTTTTTATAGTTGTCAATGATGTACATTTTTGCTGCTTCAACAATCGATCTGATCTCTGCTACAAATTCGATATATTGAATCTCAAAGTTACCTTCTTTGTATTTTCTACTTTCTCTTATTCCTGAAAGAACTTTTTCTTCAGCTTTTGTTACGTCTACTAGCATAATTGGGTTTTATTATTCTACCGCAATTTTAAATAAATCTTTCGAAATAAAAAAATTAAATTGGAAGTTTTACCTTACTTAAAAGACTATTTGAGACGTGTGTGTAAATTTCTGTTGTTTTAGAGCTAGAATGCCCTGCTATTTTTTGGATAATTCTTAAATCAGTTCCTGATTCTAATAGGTTAGTGAAAGAGGAATGCCTTAGTGTATGTATTGATGACCCGTCATCAATGTATTTTTTATAAATTTGCTGACAGCTTCGTATTGAATACCATGAAGAATTTTGCCCATTAAAAAGATAATCTGAAGGTTTATACTCTTTAAAATATTCTCTTAGCAAAGTTAAAACAGTTAATGACAGCGGAACTATCCTATCCTTTCGACCCTTTGCATTTTTAATGTGAATTATCATTCGTTTGGAATCAATGTCCTCGATTTTTAAGTTTACGATTTCAGACACCCTTAGGCCAACCGAGTAGGTTAGGGTTAGTATAGCTCTGTGCTTAATGTTTTGTATTTTAGCAAGTTTGCTCTTAATAAACTCACCATCAATAACTCTGGGTAACTTCTTTTCCGATTTTGGTCTTTTAAACGAAACCTTGTCGTATTTCTTATCTAAACCAAACTTATATAAAAACCTTATAGCGTTAATCACTTGGTTCTGTTGAGAAACCGAAGTGAATTTATAGTTATCCAAATAAAATTGGAAATCTTTGGAACTACAATGGATTATCTGTTTGTCATTAAGAGTATTAAGAAAATCCCTAATATGACACATATAATTGTCTTTTGTTCTTGGTGAGTAGTTTAAATATATAAACTTTTCTTCACAAATCTTTATAATTTTTTGGTTCAAAGTATTAATTTTAAAGTGTTTAATCTATACTTGTTTATATATAATAGTTATGCTCAATTAATTTTTATTTTCCATTTCTTATGGTCTTTAATCAATTTATGACATTTGTGGCACACTTTAAAAAGCATCGTTAACTCGAATAAATAAAAATTAACTGTTACTTTTCTGAAAGTGTAATTGTCGTGGGAGCAATCATCCGTTGTTGTGAATGTGTATGTATTTGATTCTGTAAGCATAACAATATGTATATGTAATGTGGCTAATTAAATTTATCTGTAAATTGAAAGTATGTGCAAAGCCACACTACACATACATTCAAACGTTAGGCGTTATGCCAAGACCGACTTTGCGACAATCCAAAATCCACCATAATAACCATTGTGTTCATTGTGGTTTGCCATTTGAAAAACGCCATTACTTGTTTTGACATCTAAAAATTGTACTTCGTGGTCGCCATATTCATCTTCCATATTTGGAGCATTTTTTAGCTCAAAATCTAAAAGTGTAGTATTTGCATATTCGGTCAAGTCGTCTGCTGTTACCATATATCTACTTTCGCAACAACTTTGACCATCATCAAACATTTTCAATCCAGAACCATCTGTAAATTTGAATACCAACTCATTGTTTTCTAAACTTACTTTTTCAATTACTTTTCCAAGTGCTGATTTCACAGCTTCAACAGTTTCTTTATTACCACCAAGAGACTGTATCATTACGCCTAATCCTAACATATTTTTTAATTTTAATTGTTTACAAATTTTGACTTCCTACCGAGAAAGGCACAAACGCCTAACATCGGTTTTGTGCAAGTGGGGCTGAACGATTAAATTCAACGGCAGTAATTCTATTTGGCTTTTGTGCTAACTTGAAACTTTTGTGTTCCAAATCCCCACCTGCACAAAGCCGTGAACCGTTATAACCCATTTTTGAGTTTAACCTTATTGTAGAGCCATAATTTTACTCCATTGGTAGGCTTATTTTTCCAATGTTCTTCAAGCAAATCAATGCTTTCTTTTGATACTTTATTCCACCTATGGAGTAAAATATATTTAACGTATGTTTTTAAAAAATCTATCATAATAAAACGGGTTATAACAAAGTATATAAGTAAGTGGCTTTTAACTAGTTTACCCCTATCGGCATTTACTTTCTCATAGTCCGTAGTACTCCGTCTATAAGCAATAAGAAGTAAGCCACCTACTCATATACTCAACCGTTATGCTCCATGCCTTAGTTCAGTGTTTCAAATTGAATTTTGTGATGAAAAACAAAAAGAATTTTCTCAACGCATTTATAATCTTCTAATCCTTTTTATTACTGATGCATCCCAAATACAACCAGAATTTACATCAATAGTATTCATCCAGTAATATTCTTCTGATTTTTCATATAAATTTCTAACACCAAGTTCTTCATAATTTGGAAACTCAATACCTTTATATTCTTTTGAAACTAAATCCCAATTAATATTGTGTGGATAATTTTGACGTGTACTATATTTTTTTGTAAACTCTTTAAATAAATCTTCTGTATTCAGAATGATAATTTCACTCAAATCAAAATATAATTTATAAACATAAACCTCACTATTCATCACACCCTTTAACGGTACGTTTTCCCCAGTGTCCCAAGTAACACCATGTTTTTTAAAATTAATCCAATTATCACCAAATCCATACCATAAACCAGAAGGTTTTCCATGAACATCTTGATTTTTAACTCTGATTTCAATTTTATCAATTGGCGTTTTACTTAGATGAATTCTTTCTTTGCTTCCTAATTCCAATCTTTCATTCACAAACTGTTTAAAGTTCTTAATTCTATCTATTTGTTCTCGCATTTCTTTTGACATAATATTTTCTTTATATATAAATATTAAGATTTAAAAAATCCACCCTAAAATTCTTTTTTTTTCGTGTTTCAAATCAACATTAGTACTTAATAAGTCGGCACGAGAGCATAACAAGGTGTATAAGAAAGTTTGCTATCAGCAGTTGTGGTAATTTGAAAGTTTATCCAAGCAAACCTTCTCATACACCCAATCGTTATATGAAATGTTATTTTAGATTTTGAGTTTAATCATTTTACAAATCATATCAAATTCATCCATAGTATTACATTCACCATTAAACTTAACAGAGTGATTTGGACCATCTTGGTTAAATCCATTATCTGTTGTTGTAAGTTTTACTATGTATGTATTGAATGAATGATTTTTACCATCCATTGTATATTCAGTTTTTTTAGTTTTTATATATAGAAAAGCACCTTGTCCATCATCTTTCCATACATCACCTTTTTCAAATTTCATTTCGTTGTCAAACTCAAAACTGAATTTCCAACCCTTTTGTTCAAAATCTTCTTTTTTCATATATTCTTCTTTTATTTGTAAAATCTAAAATAACACATTCATATAACAAATGATAAACAACATTAAAACGATTGTTTATCATCGGACGTTATAAGTAATAAATTAGTTCTTCTTTTGTTATTTGTATCTTTTTCATAATGTATAAATTTTAAAGTAACTAAATATAACACAATAATAAATAAATCTTTCGGGGTAAAAAAATAAATTAGAATCTTTTTAGAACATAAAGCTTTCTACTGGCTCTAGTATAGGAGGTATAAAGTATTCTATTTTTTTCAATTATATTAAAATTTTGATTTATGTCATCCTCCAGAACAAATGTTGTATTGTATGTGCTTCCTTGCGATTTGTGGGCGGATATTGCGTAAGCGAAATTCACATCAGCATACTTTCTAAGGAAGTTGTAGTACACCAACCAGCTTTTATCCTTTCCTTTTTTTTCTATAGCTCTAAGCTTTAGAATATTAGCTAGTTTTTTAAAATCTTCTTCACTGTCCTCGTGTAAGATTTGTATATTAACCCTTACTGTTTCATCCTCGTCATCAAGATAGCTAACAACAGTTTCATAATACTTTAGAGTTATCGAAAATGGTTCGGCATCGGGTTGATCTGATATGTGATATCTAAGATCATCGCTACCGATAGTAAAACTATCCACACTGAATTCGTCGTTGGTGTTCAGAACTATTGACTCACCTTGAATGATCGGATTGTTTGCGATTAGTTTTTCCCCAACCAATATCTTTGATCCTAATGCTTCGTCTCCGTAGATAACTTTACGAATAACATCATTCATGGTTGCAACAGTTTTATTTCTCCATGCAATGATCTTTGCATACTCAGAATCTTTTTTAAATTCATCGGTGACAAAATAGCGTCTTAGTATTTCTGAGAATCCTTTTCTTGTCTCAGGAATATTGAGATTAAGAAATTCTATTCCTTCACCTTTCTCATTTAACTTTGTAACGGGTTCAACTGGATTTTTAGCTCTACCTAATTCAGATCTAATAGCCACAGATGATTCGATAATAGCATTATCTTTCTTCTGACGCATGATCTGTTTGAGATTAAGTGTTTTAATTCTATAACCTGCAGCCAGCTCTTCTCTAAAAGGAATACAATCGGGTTTACCTACTGGAGGAATCTGTGCTGGATCTCCCATGCAGATAATTTTTATTCTGTCTCTGTATTTTAGTACTTCTTGAAACAGATCATCATTCAGCATCGAAACCTCGTCGATAATAAGTAGCTTTACCGTCTTTATCTTTGGTTGGAAATCCCCCTGATTAACAAATTCCTGTACACCTTCTTTGGTTATCCTTTCGGTTAGGCCAAGCATTTTATGAATGGTTTGAAACGAAACCCTAGGATTTTTCAGCCCGCTGGTTTTTTTAATAACCCTCACTGATTTATTGGTTGGTCCTGTAACTGCTATTCTATACCAATTATGAGCTGGGTGTATTACCTCGAGCACATATCTAACAAGCACACTCACACAATAGGTCTTTCCTGTTCCTGCCCAACCCTTCAGAACATAAACACTATCATCTCCCTTATCACAGATGAAATCTCTTAAATCTTCAAAAGCTGTCTTCTGATCTGAGTTAAGAGATTCTAAATCTATTATTGGTTTTCCTTTTTTAACTTTAGCCATCTATTTTACTCTCCCTTTTTTAATCGATATAGATTTATAGCGATCACTAATATGTTCATTATTATTATAGGGTATGCCGACAAAAAAATTCCATATACAACAAACATTGAGCATGCTATGCTGTTTATGATTCTTAGTTTACTGAAATCCTTCATGGTCATTGAGTAAAGAACAACCAGCATTGATAGGTATCCGAATATTTCTATTTTAGTCATGGCAGTATAAAAGCGTTGGGTTATCCCGGTGAACATCTATTTCAGGATATTGTGATTTGAATTTATTTAGATTGAAAGGTCCGGTTATGATATGAATCCCTCCTTTAGTTGGAATAAACTTCATCATCGGTTCCCTACCTGTTTCCCTTTGTAAATCCAATATGAGTTCTCTCATTTTATGTTGTTCCTCCGAATGGTTAAAAGTGTCGATAGAAATATTATCTATATCAACTATCCAAGTCTTATCCGGATCAGAATGGAATCTCCCAGCACAGGACGCAAAGGCGTTCTTAACTGCACGATAATTTTCAGACATAATATGTTCTACTGTTATCTTTAAAACTTGCATAGCGACCTTCTTAGCATCCCTACGATTAAGTCTAAAGTATGCTCTGGCATTCTCTGAGTCACATTGATCTATGATTCTTTGTTTTATGCTATCAAACTGTTCCAGACTATAGATATAGTAGTCCGCAATGTGTATCATATCCTTCCCTAGATCAGGATTATCCTTTCTCCTTTTAAGTACTTGTAGAAAATAGAAAGCGTTCTCGTCAGGAAAGCTTAGAATTTTTCTTATGAGATCAAAATTGTTCATTTTTTATTTAGTCTCAACTTTGCCATAAGTTTCTATCCAAACCTTGGCACCGCAAGAGAGCGGTTTATTCTGTGAATAAATTATCTTAGCAGCTGGGAGTCCGTCCTGTCCATATATCGTGACTTCGTTTGCATAAGTGTTTGTCTTATATGTCTTGCATGTGATAACAGGTTTGCTGTCCCCTTTAGAATTAGCCTTGATGTTATGCTGGTTTACGTGAATAATCGTTTTCATGTCAGTCTTGTTTTACTATAGGGTTTCCTCTTAAATTTCTTTTTAAATTCTCTGCTCTTGATATTGCTTCAAGATTACTTATGTCGTCGTTGTATCGATCTCCGTCAATGTGAATTACTATATGTCCAATAGGTATTTCGCCGTAGTGATTCTCGTAGATCTTCCTTGGTCTTCTAACTCTCTTACCATTTCCCTCCCACTCGTGAACACAGTCGCTTTTCATAACCTGTATTCCGCCTTTCCACGAAGGGTGTATTTCTCCAACCTTCTCTCTTGGTTTGAATTGGGTTTGCGGACTTGGATTAAATCCCTCCAGTCCTTTGTTCCAAGGTGTTGAGCCTTTCTTAAAGCACCCTTTATTTTTCATTTTTCTACCAGATGTACATTGTGATTAATATCCCCGATAACAGCTACCTTTTTTAGATCTTCCCCTTGGATGTCATACCATCCATCAGAAAGCGGATCCTCTCCCACCTTAACTGCATCAATTTTCCATATCGTGTTTTCCTTGCCGAAATAGATTGACATTGGCTCAAGCCATTGCTCATTTCTAGAGTCCCATATTTTTATGTTCATAATACATAGCTTCTTTGAAGCAAAAGTAATATCTGTATGCGGATAAAAAAAATGTTTTCACAAAAAAAATCCAGACTACTGCCTGGATTTTAATTATAATAAAAATTTATTTCTTAGAATTTACTAAGTCTAGTAATCATATTCTCACTTAGTTTCTGGTTTGGCTGCATAACAGGGGAGTTCTGTAACCATTTAGATATGCCTAAAGTTTTGGAAGCAGCTCTCTCGTGATAAGCCTTATGAGGAAATGCTCCGCATGTTGGGCATTCTTTTTCAGAATCCTCTATACCCTTTCCACAACCAGAACAAACATCTTGTCTACTTCTTTCCGCTATGAATTCTGTTATTGGTTTAAGTTGTTTCATATTATACGTATCTTAATGCTCTAGAAACGTTGATCAATCTCTTAGTTAATCCATCAATATCTTCAATCTTAGTTGCCATATCGACATACTGAGACATCTTATCGTTTCCTGTAATTAGACTTTTAATAGACATTGATCCTTCTTTCAAAAGATACTTGATTAGAATAGCCTTAGCATTCTCGTGTACCGCTGTTGTGTCATGTTCTTTATCGAAGAAAACCGTTTGACTAACTTCTGCAGCTGCATCGTGAAAATAATTTGAAAGAAGGCTGTTAAGTTCTTCCATTGTCTCCTTATCTTCTGCTGATGCTCTCCATCCAGGTATTACCAATTTCTCGTCTAGTGATTTACCTTTTGCTCTTTTAAAAGTTCTTTTTGCAATAGCGATAAAAATCGCGTTAAACATCTCAATGTCTTCTAATCTACATCTTAGAGTGTTTTCTCCAGTTCTAAAGTTAACTGAGTTGATTGGCATTCTTTGAGTGTTAGTAACTGTCCAAGTTTCGTAATCTGTTTTCTGAATCATTTGACCGTACGTATCACCACCTACTAGATTTTTAATTAGATCCCCATAAAGTTCTTTAGCTCTTTCTAATGCTCTTAGATAGAAATAGTACTTAACTTTACCTCCTTTAGAAATATCTCTTACTAGGTTAACTGCTTTACTATTACTAGAGTATCTCTCAATCTTACCGATGAAATCAAGTTCGATCAACCTTTGCATTGTTGCAAGTTGCATTAACTCTGTATTAGTGGGATGAGCTAATTGATCTCCACCCATCATAGGTTTTAATCTCTCTCTAATTTGATCAAGAGTAAGTTGTTCGCCTGCAGGATACATCTTATCAAAATCAACTTTCTCGTTAACGTCTCTCTTGCTTATAAGTGAAGCGGGAATACCGTTCTTAACAATTCTAAGCCAGATGTGTCTGAAAAGTTCTTGTGGTGTATCGAAGCTAGCAAATCCGTATGTTTCTAATCCAGGTTTACTTGAGTAGTGTTCGCAACAGTAATTACCGTCCTCATTAACCCACATAGCAGTTTTAGGCATTGAGCTTCCTCTGATTTCTAACCTGATCTTTTGATTATCTAATCTCTGAACCGTTACGTCTAGTCCTCTTTTAAGATCCCTTGCAGAAGGTAGATCGCTGTCAAAAGAATCTATTAATTCTCTTCCTGGAGGATTAAGCCAGCTTTTACTCCAATAGGCTTCTCCGATAAACTCAGAGTAATTTGAAACTTTTTCCATATTATAATTTAGATTTAATTCTTTTAGCTATATTTTGCTCCTCTTTGATAACGTTTTTCATGCTTTCAACTTGAGCTGGTTTTAGGGGAAGATTCCCTTCTTCATTAAGTTCTAAAACGTACTTAATCTCTTCTATACCTTTTTCTGTTGCCTTTAATATATCTTCGATATCAGCTTTGTTGTAATCGTCACCAATAAGTCTGTCGAATACATTTAGAGTTGCTTCACTGAAGATACCATATTGTTTAAACTCGTTCATGAAGTCACTTTTCTTAAGACCTTTAACGTCGAAGATGATCTGAGCAACCAATCCCGAGATCTTCTCCCAGTCTTCTTGTGGCATGGCGCCAGCTAAAAAACCTTTTGAAGTTGCTATAAGAGATTCGATGATGTTTCTAATAGTAAGACCTGATCCCTCTTTGTAATATCTTTCAAGAGCGATTTTAATATCAGTCTCCATTTTAATCTTTGACATCACGGTGTCAATAAGATCCTTAGGATAATCAAGTCCTTCTAAAGCATCTTTTAACGTTCTGAAATTGTTACCGTTTTTATCTCTTAATCTGTTATTGGGTCTTGTTGCATCCGTGTGAATTGATCCGTCAGTGTTAACTGTGATTCCGATTAAACTGTGAATATCAGTAACAGGAACGTTTGAGTTAATGATGTTGATCTGTACCCTTCCTTGACCATATGACCAGAATGTTGAATCTGTTCTAATACACCAGTTGGTGTCTGCACATATTGCTCTTTGAGCTTCTGGTGTTCTTGCAGATTCCACGATGTAACCGTTTTTAGCATAAAGAATACCTGCCATTGGACCTAGGTCCTTAAGCTTCTTAAGTAATCCAGATTCGTCTTGGTTCCAGCCTTCAACAAATTCCAATGCGTCTTTAATAACATCGGCGAAAGCCACCTTTTCATCTCTGTATTCGGGATAAGTTCTGGTGTCTTCATATTTCTTTAGACCTTTGGTGAATTCTTTCCAGGCATTTTTTCCATCCTTGTCTTTTAGTTGTTCTAATTGGTTGGAGATTTCTGTAAGGTCGTCAATTTGTTTGTCTGTTGCTTTTGCGAAAACCTTTCTCATTTTACCAGTTAATTCGCTGTAAAACTTTCTAAGTTTTCTTTTTCTCTCAATGTTTCTAAGGTCATCCCCTAAAACCTCATAACCTGGACGAATATCATCTTCAGTAGGTTCAACTTTAGCATAATCATTAATATCCATAGACAAATCCTGTTTTAGGTTTTGCTTATATTTCATAAGATTATCGAAAATCTCCTTTAATTCCTCCATGTGAGCTTTTTGTTCGAATCTGAATTTTACGAACATTGGAGTGTAACCAGGGAATTTTTCTGTTAAATCCTTAACCTCTTTAAATTTTGGATCTGCTAGGATCTTTTTCTTTGTTTCTTCGTCAATTTCAGAAGTTTTTATTTTTTTTTCTAGAGCATATCTCTTTAAAAGATAGTCCTTAGCAGCTTGGACATTTTCCATCAGAGCTTGTTTCTCTGAAAATGTGGGGAAACTATATTTCATCATAGGGTATAATTTTATATTATGATATATATATCTAAATTAAAAAACCAACCATGAAAGTTTTCACCAAAATAGAAGAGTTTTTGGCAACTAAGCCCCAAACAGCTCCTAGTCAGCCAACTACAAAGCCTGGAACTGCTCCAGGAACAAGGCCTACCCCTTCAAGACCGAGCCCAATCAGAAGGGATAAACCATCTGTTGAGCCAGCTCCTAAAGCTAAAGCAAGTAACGTTGTTGATAGATTTATGAAGGAACTTAAGAAGGCCAATGCACCTATAAAATTTGACATCTCAAAATTAAAGACTAAATATGAATCTTAAACCATTTACACAGCTAGTAGACGAAGCCTCTTTAAAAGATAATCCAGGAATACCTGGGGAAGGCGGAAAAGAAGGGGATTACCTTTCAAAAGTTGAAGGCAGAGCAAAAGAAAGACTTAATGCTCTTCAAAGAAGACACGGCGCTGATATTCCTAGATTCATGTCATTTGTTTCTAGAGTAAGACAAATTCAAGCAGGAAAAGAAAAGGAACTAGAAAAGCTTGCAGAAGATGCAATTAGAGCTTATTACGGGTCTATTCTAGAGGAAGTCACGTTAAACATTAAGTTTCCTAAGGATGATCAGATTAAGAAATCTATGGAAAATGTTCCATCAGAACCCCCTGAAATGCCACAGCTTAAGGAACTTAAGGATGCTAACATCATTTCAGAAATTCAAAAAAGAAAGATAGCAAACAATATCACTCAAGGTGAAGCTAAGAACACCAAGCTTTGTTTAAATTTACCTGAGGTTAGAGACGGTTTAACTAGAATTCTAGGACAAGAGCAAGGTACAGAGTATAGAGACCTACTTAATAAGATCACAGAAATTGCTGGATTCTTCGATTGGCAAATACCAATGGAAGTTCAGTTGGAGATGTGGACAAGAGATAAATCTGGATTCAGCGGATCAGTAACAGTTGAATGGAACACAGATAAAGACGAAGATTCAGAAGATCTTGCACAAAAGATCTTAGGTGAATTAGAAGACGACACAGAGGTACCGGAAGAAACTGAAGAACTATTCGATCAGACCCAACCTACTATTAATGCTTTAGGTACTGATTTTGCTATGTTACTTCATGAAACTGTTAAAGGAATCTATGAACTTATAGCTGCAGTTGGTATTCCTGATGATGAGGAAACAGCAGAAACAGTCATCATGAACACTGATTCATTAGCAGATGAGATTGAAGATCTTAGATACGGGCCAGAAATTGCCGCAGATCTCAGAGACTTTATTAGTGCTTTCCCTGAATATGATAGCATTCCTAACTTAAGAGAACACGTTTTTGGCAAGATGATGGCAATGGACGCTAAAGATTTCCTTGATCTTATGTATATGATACTTAATGATGATTCTAAAGCTAAACCAGTTGTACAAGAATTCATCGACGAGGTTGCAGAAGAGATTGGTAAATATGAACTAGGTCAAGCAGGAATTGATAGTGACGATGATTATGAGCCAAGTGAAGAAACACCAGGTAGAGCACCAGCAGAACCTGCACAAACAGCACCAGAAGAAATAGATTATTCGGAACTTTCTAAAAGAGAAATAGAAAAACTAATTGATAAAGCTTTAGATGCTAAAGATTTTGACACAGTTAGAGATCTTGCTAAATATTTAAAGGAATCAAAGCAACAAGATGTATTCGAAAGACTTCATAGAGAGTCTGGTTATCCATCCAATCCATAACAGTAAATAATATCACAAAAAAAGCCTAGTATATTACACTAGGCTTTTTTATTTGCTTGTGTTTATAACCCGGCTAGAAAATAGATCATTGCTCCTGCTATAGCGATACTATTTGAATCAAGGCCAATAGTGAAGCCTCACTTAATTTTTTCATAGTTATTAATAGAAGTTTGACATAAGGTTTCGATGATCAGCAGGTGTGGAAACTCTGAATGTTGTGGTATCGACATTACAAATAGTTCCGGTCTCTGTCGGTACCCCATATTTTTTTATAGCCTGTTTAATAGCTTCCTCTTCATAGAAAGCCAATTCGGAATTCCAACCACCGCCTTTAAAATTAAAGAGATATTCTCTTCTATTATCTTTTAAGTCTTTAAGGTGCAGAAGTTCTTCTTCGGTCTCTTTGATGATATTTTCTAAATTGTTTAGATGTGACTGGCCAAAGCTCATATGAATAGTTGGCTTAAGCTCATCTATAATAAGTATTAAACTATCTACTCTATTAATAAGGTCTGTATAACGTTGTAACATTTTATTTCTTTCCGCTTTTTTCATTATTGAGTTATTTAATTATAGGTTGGAACCAAGCTTCTTTCTGTATATAGGGTTTACTAACAGACATTAAATCAAACGAGAAGGACATTACCTCTGATTCTATAATAATAAACTCCATCCCTTCTAATACGTATCTGTCTATCTTCTTGTGTACTCTACTTTCTTTATTAGGGAAATAAGGGCCGAAATTACCCATTGTCCGGTAGATACCTGCTTTAATAAGGGCTTCTTTAGCACGACGGAAGTCTGTTGGACCTTCTGTTAGACCGTTTTGGTAAATCTTTGGTTGTCTCATAGTGATTATATAATTAACTAGAATTTTTAATATTGGGTTCTTAATAACTGTATAACGTCCCAAGCATCTTCTAAAGCATCGTGTGTAACTATGCCTTCTATCTTAGCTCTCTGTTTACATTCATATAAAGAAGGAATTGCTTTATCCTCAGTCCAATTGGTAAAGATCACAGATGGATCAATAATACGCTGTCTGATTCTAATAACTTGCTTCCATCTAGGTAATCTCTCTAAGAAGTGCTTGTCAAATGAAGCGAAGTTTTTTCCCGCCACGTTGATAGTAACTGGTTTCATCTTTGAGGTTAACGCAGGATAGCTCTTTCCATTTTCTAATTTAACCATCTGGCTCTTAAATTTCTCCATATCAAATTCGACTACACCGTTATCGAAAAGCCATCGATATAATCCTTCAACAGCCTGATCCTCCTGATAGAACTGCATGCCAGTCATCTGAACAATATCATTCTTCTCGTCTTGATCTTCCGCTGTTTGATATTGCACAATAGCTTCAATAATCTTCTTGTTCATATTGAGTGCAAAAGGCGAACCTGTGATCTCGTTATGTAAGATAGCTGCGTGGAACTTAGGAATCTCTTCGAAACTAAGCTTCTTTGTTGTGTCTTCGAGAATTGCACCGATTGAAAGGATCTGATAGCGATCTTTTTCCAACCCTGTTGTTTCGACATCTATTGAAAGGTATACCATATTGTTTGTTAATTTATAGGAATTTATTCGTTTGTTGTTCCAAATGTAAGATAAACACTCGGGTAAAAAAAATAAAAGCGGGGGATATATAAAACAAAACAAAAAACTATGCTATTAAAAAACGGATCTAAAGGAAAAGATGTAAAAAAACTCCAAGAAAAATTAGGCTTAGCAGCCGATGGCGCTTTTGGACCAGGCACCGAAGCAAAAGTAAAAGCGTGGCAAACAGCTAACGGATTAACAGCAGATGGTGTTGTAGGAGACGGAACTTGGGCTAAGATGTTTGGCTCAGCTCCAGTAGCAGCTCCAGTAGCAGCTCCTGTGGTTATACATCCTTCAGCTTTTAAACTAGAGGCTTTAAAAGGACACATTCCTGATGCAGTTATTGCACAAATCCCAGATACCGCAGTTAAATTCAACATCACAAACACATTAAGATTAGCTCACTTTTTAGCTCAGTGTGGACACGAATCAGGAAACTTCAAAGCAGTATCTGAAAACTTAAATTACTCAGCTGATGGTCTTAAAAAGATCTTCCCTAAATACTTCCCTGGAGCACTAAACGAATCTTATTCAAGAAATCCACAGAAGATTGCTAACAGAGTTTATTCTTCTAGAATGGGTAACGGAGACGAAGCATCTGGAGAAGGATTCAAATTCAGAGGTAGAGGTTTTATTCAGCTAACCGGAAAAAGCAACTATGCAGCATTTGATAAATTCGTTGAGGATGATATCATAGGAAACCCTGATTTGGTTGCTACTAAATACCCTTTAATGTCAGCAGCTTTCTTCTTCAATAACAATAAGCTTTGGACAATTTGCGATCAAGGGGCTACTGAAGATGTAGTAAAAAAAGTTACATTGAGAGTAAATGGTGGTCAAATTGGATTGCAAGACAGAATTAAACACTTTAAAGAATTCTATTCTCTTTTAGCATAATAATTCTCTTAATCTTATAAAAGGCCTAGTAATCTAGGCCTTTTCTGTGAGGGCCAGAAAAAGATATATAGTTCTAAAAACCCACTAAATTGGCAACAGTTAGAACATTCGCATACAACTCAGGAACAGGAGTAACCGGAACAACACAGGTTGGCTATATAGCAGCAGGTGCAACCGCTGCTGATTATGGTGCAGGACTCACGTGGTGGAAAGGTCCGGATGAGGATCCTGGTTATGTTATATGTCACACATCTGGAGCTAGAACAGCTGGGCAAAACTCGTATGTCGTACCTGCGCCAACAATAGGATTCTGGAGAAGTGCATTAAAAACGGAAGCAAGCTTTCTTTCGTTGTGTAATGGTCTATTTAATCAGGGATTTGTTAATGCCGGAACTGCTTTATCTTGGCTGAACGCGAATGGGTATTGGGCATCATATGCAGATCCACTTATTGCAGGTTTATATAAGACGACTTATTCAGGATATTTTGCAGATAACGTTAGTTTCTTTGCAACTGCAACCCCTGCTTCTGTAGGCGGAAATCCAGCTACTTCCGTACAAACTACTTCTATATTTGAACCGTCTCAAGACGACGGAGAAACTTTCAGTTGTCAATGGTTAGGATATTTCAAACCAACAACAAGTCAAACATATACATTTTATACATCATCGGATGATGCTTCGTATGTATGGGTTGGAGCAAATGCTATATCTGGATTTAGTACAGCAAATGCAGTTGTTAACAATGGAGGTCTTCATGGAACCTTAGAAAAATCTGGGTCTATTGGATTAACTGCTGGTACCTATTATCCAATCAGAATACAATTTGGGGAATTAAGCGGTGGAGATGTAATGACTTTTAGTTTCTCAACATCAACTATAACAAAAACAACAAATGTAACGGGTTTGGTTTTCTACAATAATACAACTAACGGATTCTAGATTCGTATAAAAAAATAAATTAACAACATGGAAAAAAAAGAACCGCAAAATCAACAAAGTCCAATGAATGGATTTGCTGATACATTTCTTTCAAAACTCAAAGAACAATCATTCACCATTATAGTTATGGTTGGTATAATTTGGTACCAAGGTAAAATGATGGAAGAGCGAGTAGCATATTGGCAAAAACTATATGAAGACCAAAAAGCCTATATTGAACAAACGGCAAAAGAGGATAAAGCAATTATGCTAGGTAGAATAAACTATCTTCAGGAGCAAAGGGACAAGTATGTCGAGGATGCAATAAACGAATTAAAAACAAAATAAACTAAAAAATGGCAAAGAAAAATAAAAAGCAACCAAATAAAGTTGAATCAAAAAAGAAGGAAGTTAGTGCAGGTGCTAGCATTTCTGCAGAAGTTAGCGATAATGTTTCTGTTCAAACAGGAAACGAAGAAGTAGGTGCAAGTGCAAACGCATCTTACGATGCTAGTGCAAGTGCAGGTGCACATGCAGAAGCAGGTATCGACGGAACAATGGCTTCCGCATCGGCAGAAGCTAATGTCCATGCTGAAGTTAATGCTGAAGCAAATGCAGAAGCTCATGCTAACCAAGATTTAGGCGGCGGGGTAAGTATAGGTGCAGAAGTAGATGCCCATGCTGAAGCTCATGCAAGTGCAGACGCAAGTGCGGAAGCTCATGCAGCAGCAGGATGGGACGGATCAGATGCTAAGGTGGAAGTCGGGGCAAGCGTTGAAGCTAGAGTAGAAGTAGAGGCAAGTGGAGAAGCAAGCGGCAAAGCTGGTATCGATACTCCAATAGGAGAGGTAGCAGTGGAAGCAAATGCAGAAGGACACGCAGGTGCTTATGCAGAAGCTCATGCTGGTGTTCATGCAGATGCTTCAGTAGGGGAACATGGAGTATCAGCTTCGGGTGGTGCAATGGCAGGTGCTAGTGTAGGTGTCGAAGCAGGTGGAAGCGTTGGTGTAGATACTCCTATCGGAGGTGCAGAGGCAAGCGGAGAAGTAGGAGCTAGCGTAGGATTACAAGTTGGAGCAGAAGGTGAAGGCCATGCAACATACAATGAAGGTGAGGTTAGTATCGGGATCAGCGGAGAAGCAGCTTTATTAGTTGGATTGGATGCTGATGTAGATTTAGATTTAGATCTAAATCCTGCTATTGATTTAGGTAATGCAATCACAAACGGTGAAGCTGAAGAAAAAGCTAGATTAGCTGCAGAAGCAGCACAAAAAGAAACTGAAAGATTGGCAATGGAAACTCAAGAAGCTGCAGAAGCTGCTCAAAGAGAATTTGACAGAAAAGCTAGAGAAGCTCAAGAAGCCGCAGAAGCAGCGCAAAGGGAATTAGATAGACAAGCTAAGGAAGCTGCAGAATCTGCTCAGAGAGAATTTGACAGAAAAGCTAGAGAAGCTCAGGAAGCTGCAGAAGCAGCACAAAGAGAATCGGATAGACAAGCTCAAGAGGCTAAAGAAGCTGCAGAAGCAGCACAAAGAGAATTGGATAGACAAGCTAAGGAAGCTGCAGAAGCTGCTCAGAGAGAATTAGATAGAAAAGCTAGGGAAACACAAGAAGCTGCAGAAGCAGCACAAAGAGAATTGGATAGACAAGCAAGAGCTGCTCAGGATGAATTAGATAGACAAGCAAGAGCTGCTCAAGACGAACTTAATAGAGCTGCTAATGAAGCTAGTAAATCTAAATGGAATCCTAAAAACTGGTTCTAATTTAATATATACGATAAAAAATATAATCAATGAAACAACATTTTGTTCCCAACCACCTTCACTTGATCGTGAAAGGTTTTGTTACTAATCCTCCAAAGGAAACCGAAGTATTAAATGACTGGCTTAAAAGGCTAGTTGAAAAAGTAAGAATGGTGGTTGTCTCCGGACCCTCATCCATTTACGTTGATGAACCAGGAAACGAGGGGATTACTGGAACTGTTACGTTAGCAACTTCACACGCAGCTATCCATGTTTGGGATCGCAATGTTCCTGCAATGTTTCAATTTGATATCTACTCATGCTCAGAGTTCACAGCAGAAGAGGTTTTAGAGCATCTAGACGAGTTTGGTCTTATTTCTTGTGAATACATTCGCATCGACAGAAACGGTGAAAGTATGACAGTTATAGAACAAAAGAGGATAGAATATAAGACATCTTAATAAAAAAAAGCCTAGTAATTTATTTTACTAGGCTTTTTGTGAATTGTAATAATATTATTAGGATTCCGAATATTCTAATCTTTCTAATAAGGTTTGGCTTGTTTATGAACCCTTAATTTTACCTATATTTCACCATTCTTAATAATAATTACTTTTGTCATTTTTATATTATTTATTATTTATTATTTTTGTAGCTTTCTTAGGAGCACTCTTAGATCTCATGTTAGGATTTTCTTTGTCTAATATGTCAATTGAAACCTGGTATGCTGGTTTAAAATCTGCACCTGTTATCTCATACCATCTTGTTTGACTATCATTTTTAGCTAACCAGTGATCATTTTCCACTTTATATTTATATTGATCTCCTGTTCTAGAAATAGTCTGGCTTGCTGCAGAGTTTCCTTTGCTTAGATCTGCCGGAGCAATATATCCTGATCGATTCGTTATCAAACCATCAATTTCCTTTGCTATTGTATCGTATACAGGTAAATTTGTGTGGGGATCTGTCACCTTTCCGATTGGAGGCTCGATCAAGGTAACCCCTTCAGCTTTAAATCTGTCATAGTATTTTTTAACCTTATCCTCTGTTACAGATACATTATTTCCCCAACCCCAAGATCCTTGAACTACTGAGAATTTAGCCTGCGGAAAAACCCTTCTTAATTCAGTCATAAGGCCTTTGATGTCGTCATTAGGACTAAAAGCTCCATTAGTTCCGATGTTTATTACCACATCTTTAACTTTAGTGTCAACTGGATGTTTTGAAACAGCGGTCTTTAGCCATTTAACTCCCATTCCACTTTTCCATAGGGTTTCTTCTGATCCTGTGTTACCCAACATCGTAAGGGTTTTAGCCCTCTTGAATATATTAGGCGTAACTGAATCCCCTATGATGATGCTTGTTCCATCACTTTTAGCCTCATTTAGACTTATAAAAGATTTGAAATTATGTATTTGATTTTCCATGTATTATATATCACCGGGAGATATTAAAGCTCGCTCAAAAGCATCATCTCTTTATCCCAAGCACCTAATATTTGCCAGTAGAATCCAAATGGGCTTTGTACCAATAGGATCGGATCTCTTTTTTCGTATGCCTTTCTGAATTTGTCCGGTTCTGCGATAACATAGAATACTGGTTTCTTTTTGCAAAGCTTCATCATGTTGTCGGTGTAGCTCTTCATCGTTTGAATAGCAACATCAGGAAACTCAGGAACGAATAGATCTGAAGTATTCATAACTAGATCATACTTGTCTAGAAGATCATCTATCTTCTCGTCTGTTGTGTTCTGATATCCATCAAAGAATTTTTTGAACTTGTCCCATTTCTTTCTGTTCTCCAGACGCTCTATCATAGCTTCAACTTCTCTTCTTGAATACTTCTGAGTAATCAAATCTCTCTTGTATTCAAGAATTTCAATCTTGTCCTGGAGGTTAGACAGCGTCCAAGGTGTAGGTATAGTTTCTAACTCGTTAACAACGTCGATAGGTTTAACCGCAATCTTCTTTGGCTTTTTGTCGGTCTGGTATGAACTACCTTTATCAGAACTTCCTGATATTCCTGACATTCCATCGAATGAAATGAATGTGCCTGTATTTCCACCTCCTATATAACCCGATTGGTAGTTTTTGAAATCAAATAGAAATGTTTCATCCAATCCATCAGAAGAAGATAATGTGAATGAACCACTATCATTGTTCTTTTTTCTTTTTGTAAAAAAGTTTTTAATTGATTCTATCATATTAGGTAGTTTATAAGTTTTTCTTTTATCCCTGATTGTTTAATTCCCTCGTTAGATCTTGGGGTGAGTACAAAGTTTTTTAGACCATGCCCCTGGTTATATTCTGGTGACATGTTTAAATCGTCGATAGCAACCCAATGGGTAATCTCCGGATGTAGTTCAAGATATTTTTGTATTTCTAATATCCTCTCTTTTTCTTTCCAGCCTCTCCAATTATAAAGACCAGCAGCTCTCTCATCGAAGTCATAGAGATCTGGTGTTGTTGCTATGGGTTTCTTTAAAATACCTTGAGATTCGTAATACTCACCAAGTCCTTCTAGATCAGCATGCAACTTCCAGTCAGACGATACAACTATCTCCGCACCGGTTTCTTCCAGAACCTCATTGAGAACTGATATTGCTTTTTTATCAAAGTCATCAAATCTCACAGTAACTGGGGCATCTTTTAGTTCCCTGCTAGACTCTGGATTTTCGCTCCGATACCTAGACCATTTTTTGCTTCGTCCCCCCCAATTACTTGAGAGACAAAGTACTCCGTCATTATCTAAAAATATTACTTTCATTTTATTATTTGGTTACAGTAAACATATCAGCGTAATCGGATACCCTTTCATCCGCTATCTCCAAAGAAAATACTAGTTGTTTTTCTTTGTCTCCGTTTGGATATCTTTTTCTCATCAGTTCATAAAGTACAGTTCTTTCTTCTGAAGGTTCTCTTAGAAATCTCCGTTCTTCGTTTTCTTTTTGTTTATTGGTCATTGTTAGAATTTTCAAGCTTTTCTAAATCAGATTTAAGTCTTTTCATAAAAGACTCCTCCCCATCATCTCCACTCAAAAGCCAATCGACTCTATGAGCGTAAATCTCTGCCACTCTAAGATGTTTAACTGCGTTCTTAAATTCTTCTATTACCTCGTTGGGATACTTATGGTAATTGAGATCCTCCGGATACTTCTCGTACCAGCTAGGATCCATCCAACTATCTTTAAGCTCCTCCTGAGTTTTTGGTCGTCCACTTCTTTCGATTTCATGCTCTATCTGATCAGCTATATAGCCGATCTTGTACTGGTTGTAATCAAATGCTCCGCCGCTCATATTAGGATGTCTTGGGTGTTCCGCAATCGAAACAAGTTTTAATGATAATAAAATAACCTCCCTCATTATACAGGTGTTGGTTTACTGTCATGTCATCGGATTTAACATACTTACTAGGTCTCAGATAAGTTCTTTCTACTGGTTTGATTTCTTTACAGAAATCACATGCGTCCATTTCTACGTCTCCGCTCATATTATTTAGTTCTATAGTTTTTTCTAGGTATTCCCAGGTTGATTTAACCGAGTAGAAAATAGGCTTTCCGTTTTCGTCCGTTGCGCCATATTTCTTTTTCTTTGATTTTTTTATCTTAACCATCTTACCGTCAATGATTTCGTATGAGTCTATATTTCCTTTATTCCAATCTTTCTCCCCGTACTCAGATTCGTAACAGAACCAGCTAAACCAATCAGCTCCTTTCTCTCCATATACCTCTTTGATAAGTATATTTATTATATGATGTAGCCCATCCGCAAAATCATAAACATCTATTCCAACCTTATGTGCTTTTTGTACTGAAGAATCATACTCTTTTAGACGATCTATAATTTCAGAAAATTCTTTATATTCCATATATTATATAGAGAACGCATCTTACTTTGTTTCATTGGCATTTGAAAAGGAGTATATCAAACTACCATTTTTGGTTAGATCTATAACCTCCTTGTAATCTTCTTTAGGTATAGAGAAACACCCCCAGCTCCAAGGTGTTCTTTGTACTTCACTGTTATGGAACACTATTGACCTGTCTCTTACCCTATTATTTCTCTTTTCTAGTCCATCTACTCTCATCGAATACCCGAATGATCCTTTATATGTCTCTGCTGTTTTCATAAATCCTAGTGAGGATTTTTTAGAATCATTAACATTAGAAAATGCTGTAGGTATTGATGTTCTGCCTGATCCGTCTGAACCCATTCCGTGACAAACCTTTGTTGATTTGATGATCTTATTAGAATCAAGGTCAACTATAAAAAGTCTATCTTCTTCCATTGGCTTATTAAAATCAACTATGATAACTTTCCTGGTCGAAAGATTCTTCTTATATTTAGTGTATCCAGATTTAGCTAGCGATACAATGCTATCGTTATATTCTTGTGGTTTATTAACCTTATGGTTCACTCTAAGATCTTTATTTGTTTGCGCATCAGTACACGATATAACTAATATGATTGCGGTTAAAATACTTAATAGATTTTTCATATATTTTATTATTTATTTACAAATATAATTCAAAGTTTCGGTAATAAAAAATATCCAAAAAAAAATCAGAAACAAAAGCTTCTGATTTTTTATATTGTTTGAAATATCCTTAAGACCTTCTTTTCTTAAGAAGCTCTGGTTTAATAACTATTTTATCTTTCCCTAACGTGTCTGTGATATCCTTATCTGTTACATTATACCAATTGTTAGTATTAGTTTTTACGTTAATGGGCATTGTATACGGCTGTGATTCAACGTCAATTGCTCCATCCTTTTTAAATGTTGAATAATCAATTTTAACTTCTATTGTTTTATTACCTGTTTTCTCTTTCCACTTAGCATAATACTTAGCAAAATCATCGCTATTTGTGATCAAATCTATACATCCGATAGATCCGGGTGCACTTCCCCCATGCAGATAGAAACTACTTCTACCGAATGTGTTTGTACCAGGTTTAGGGTTTAGTGCCCATCGGTAATCTCCCCAAGCAACTTTAGATGATGCGGTATTCTGATTAAACTCGTGACCTTCTGTATCTTTTACTGTAGACCCGGGTAATACAGAAACCGTTGATCTAGCAACAACTTTTTTAGCGTAGTTAGGATCCGTTTTCCATTTGGTGTCTATTTCCCTATGTTGGGTTGCACCTAGTGTGTATAGTCCGGGAGGTGTTGGTCCTTCATTCTTAGCCTTAGACCATTCTGTGTGGGACACGGTATATCTTTTATTCCAGATAGCAGGTTTTATATACCAGTGGTAATAAGTTCTTCCTGATACAGCAGTCCAAGATTTAACCGCTTTACCGTTTTCTATAAATTGAAGCTTGTTACCGTTAAAAAGTAAATAATCCTTAGATTTTTCTGCGGTATTATTATTAATTTTCTTTCCCCCAGTTTTTTTATCAAGATATTTCATAATCTTTGGAGTAAGAGCTTTACCATCTGTACCCTTTAGCTCTTTGCTAGTTTCAGCAACTTTTCTAATTGCCTTTTCTGTATTCCCCCCATAAAATCCATCTACCTCTATCTTTGGAGCGTCTTCAGGTAAAGCTAGATTCAACTTAGCCTGATATTCTTTGATTTTATCGTAATTTTCTCCAGATTTAGATAAATTTATTTTTTGTATTAAACCGGATTTAATTTCGTTTTCGCTCTCGTTAAGGCTAAAGTCATTGAAAAGTTTTAGGTTTTTCATTTATAATTTTTTTAAATTTAGTCTATATATCACAATATATATAAGATATGATACCAAGTAAAGAATATTTAGATCACATAGCGAAAAGACTGGAAGCAATGAATCCCAATATAGTCAATGGGGTTAATATCATTCAGGAGCCATATAAAATGACAAGCTTTGAGGATCAATTAGGTCAAACTGCAATGGCTTATCTTGCAAACAAAAAAAATCAGGAACATATAGCCCCTGATCCTCTTTTCACTGATAGAAATACGTATCAATACTGATTACTTAACGTATAAGACAACATATTGGTAAACTTATAACTACTATAAGATTTCTTATTTATTCATTCTAGTGGCTTCTAATGAGCTACTAGGTATTGTTATTTTTCACCATACCAAACAAAGTTACCTAAATTATACATCATGTTTATTAAGAGGTTTTCCAATCCCATTTCGGTCTCATAATAGTTAATAAAAAAACCATTTTATTCTCTCCTTTTTTAGGAAGATTTCCGTCCGATTAGTTTTTTTATGATTTTTCTTCTACAAAAAGCGAACCGTATTTTATGTTAACACATATTTTCATATTTTTATTTCATTCCCAGTATTTTTGATCCTCATAGAAGTGTTTCTTGTTACCCCTATTAAACCAATTTTTCATTACCATCCTAAGCATTCTAAGATATCCGAATTTTTTAAATCTTCTATTATCCTGTGTTATTAAATTGGGAATAAGTTTAAAGTTCTTTGATTTTATTTGTCTGCTCAGTAACCAATCTTCAGACTGGTGAACCATCTCATCAAATCCACCTAGCTCTACGAATTTTTTTCTAGAAATTAACATGAATGCACCTATGGCAAATGGATCAGTTATTGACATTATTCTAGCGGTTAATTTATTAAAAGAAAAGATCAGACTTGCTGCCAGATCAACTTCACCCATATATTCCGGTGTTGTTCCGATAAGCTCGAGGTTTGTATTTTCTTTAAGTGCATCAAATGCCATTTCTATTGCTACCAAATCGGTAAATGTTATATCAGCATCAAGGAATAATATGAAAGGGGTTTTAACCAGAGCAGCACCCCTATTTCTTCCTACCGAAACTGATCCACCTTCTATAACTTCTATATTTAGCTTGTTGTCTTCAGATTTTATGAATTCCTCTATTTTTTGAATCGTAGAATCAGAGGATCCGCCATCGGCAATAATAACTCTAATTCCTTTTGTCCCTGATTGAATAGATATCTCATCAAGGGTTCTTTTAATGTAATTTTCCTCGTTTTTACAAGGAATAACGATGCTCAAATAATCCTTTATCATAAACTATATAGCTATTATTTTCAATCCAGTCACCACAGTTAAGATAGTGAATTCCATCGATGTGGGTATCAGCCACTGTGTGTATGTGACCGCAGATAACTCCAGAGCATCCTCTTTTTTTAGCCTGGAATACTAATTGCTTTTCGAAAGAGGTTATAAATTTTATAGCCCCTTTAACTTTATTTTTTAAATACTTACTTAGAGATCTTTTATATCCTATACTTTTAAGAAATCTATCTAGCGATATTGCCATCTCGTATCCAACAGATCCTAGCATGCCAAGCCACTTTAACTTAACAACGCCATCATAAAGATCCCCGTGTGTTATATAGTACCCTTTAAATTTAGCCTCGTTAACTACTTTTATATTATCGCCAAGAAATAGCGGAACATAATGTCTTAGAAATTCGTCATGATTTCCTGCTATGTAAGTTACATTAGTTCCGTTTTTGCTGTATGATAATATTTTTCTAATGAGGTTGGTGTTCTGCTGTGTCCAATAGTGTCTTTTCTTAAGAAGCCATCCATCAATAAAATCCCCAACTATAAAGAGTTCCTCAGGATCGTACATTTTTAGTGTTTCTAAAAGTTTTCCTGAATTCGATCCCTTGCTGCCCAAATGGACATCTGATATAAATAGGGCTTTTACTTTTTCTGCTTTCATTACTTTTTCATTAGGCTATTGTCATAGTACTCGGTTAAAGATTTAGATAGCTCAATACCGCCATCATAAAAGAATTTAACTGCATATCTATCTACTTTAGGTTTATCCTCATTTTCAAATCTTCCGTCCATCTCATAGAGAACATAAAGATCCTCACTTAAAATAAATGCTAAATCAGCTATAAAAGTTTGCTTTAGTGTGACGTCCAAATCTCCCCACCAGATCTTTTCATCCTTAGTACAAATGTTTGCGTTGAAGATGGATAGATTTTCAGGATGTCTTTCCCTGTAACCACTTTTTGAATGAGAGATAATAGCTCCCAGCGAACCTATTATTGATTGTGCTTTTTGTTCTTTGTTCATGCTATTACTTTGTTTTTATTGATTCAATAAATTCTTTATTTGACTCTATCATTCGGCCAACTGAGTTTCTGCCCTTCTCCCCGATAGGAATTGGATTTCCCTCCTCGTCGATATGAACGAACTTAATGTGTGTTTTAAGAACTAGTGCCTGTCTACCTGTGTAAACATTATGTGCTCTGGCCTCGATGTATAAAGTTATTGATGTGTGACCTATGTCAGTAGGTATTCCATACACCTTAACAAGCTGTCCTTCTTTCGCTGGTTTTTCAAAATAACACTTATCGATAAGTATTGTGACCATTCTTGGTGTATCACATAGCTGCATAGAATACCCAGCAGCAGCTGCATCGATCCATTTTAATAATTGACCTCCAAAAAGATTCCCATGAAATCCAAGATCTGACTTTTTAATTGGATGGAAAGTTAAAATATCCATTTCCGTTTGGTTTTGATTTACAGTTTTTTCCATGCCATCTGTATTAAATTATTTTTAATTTTAATCCTTCTATAACTAATGATGCTGTCATATAGTTTGTTGCCAATGGCGTGTTATAAACGTTGCAGATACGAAGCAACATGTTAACATCAACCTGATGTGGATGAACCTCCAGAGGATCAATAAAGAAAATAACAGCATCTATTTCTCCATCAGAAACCATAGATGCAATCTGTGCGTCACCACCTAAAGGTCCAGACTTTAAACAGTTCACTTCAAGACCAGCATGCGTGATATGCTTACCCGTTGTACCTGTTGCAAGTATATCAACCTTCTTAAAGAAATCAAGTCTCTTCATTACAAAGGCAACTATGTCTGCCTTTTTTCCGTCATGTGCAATAACTGCTATCTTCATTTTAATTCTCCGTATTCCTGGTTATAGTATTCTTCCGCAGTTCCGTTACATCCTTGATTGAATTCACCCTTATCATAGGCATCCATTATTTTTTCCTTCTCCTTAGGTAAGCTGTTTTCTAACATAATTACAATCCCATTCATGGTTAAAGTTATTCCCCTAGATTCTATTTCTATGACAGATTCTATTAGGTGTTGAAGTGTTGTTTTATTTCTCATATGGATATTGCGAGTTGATAATTAATCCATCCGATTATAAACTCGTAGTTACCGTTTAAGCACCTGTCGTGTGTTATCTTAATATATGGGATAATATACATCTGGTACATTACCTCGTCTATCCGTATCTTCATGGTTAGTTTGATAAAGGTGCTTTAATTGTTGGGTGTGATTGATAATTTTCAACAACAAAATCAGTATTATCCAAATGTGTTATTAAACTTAAATCTTCACCTAAGGATTTATAAAACTCATCTGTTTTCATATGTTTTAATGTTGGTAATGGAAATGGCTCCCTAGTTTTTATTCTCGGAATATCCCATTGGTCAATTTCAGAATGTGATAGTGTGCTACTGTCTCCAGCATTATAAATTTGATTAAACATTTCTTGTGTAACCATTTTTCTTCTTTCTTCTAAACTTAATTCTCTTCCAATTTGTTCTTTAGCCTGTTCAATATGGTTCAAATACAAATGTACATCACCTAAGTTACCAATCAATTCATCAGGAACCATATTTACTTCTTTTGCAATTATTTCTAATAACAATCCATAAGAAGCAATGTTGAATGGTAAACCTAAGAATGTATCTACTGAACGTTGATTCCACATTAAAGAGATTGCTCTATATTTTCCAGGATTAACAATCTTTTCATCTCTTGTGGTTGGACGTGTATAAACTTGAAATCCATAATGACAAGGCGGAAGAACCATTTGGTCTAACTCTCCAACATTCCAGCTGTTTACCATTAATCGTCTTGAGTCTGGGTTTGTTTTAAGGTCGTTGATTAGGTTTTGGATTTGGTCTACACCATCATATCCTTCTTGTTCATTTGTTGGGTGATTAAAATTCCTCCATTGTTTACCATAGATAGGACCTAATTCACCAAACGTTTTAGCATGCCATTTATCAAGACCTATTGCCTTAATCAACTCATCTTTTGTAAATTTTTTTGGCACTTCAAATGGTGTAGTTTTACTCATGTTTTCATACCATTTCTCATATGCTTTATAAGCATCTCCATCCCAGATGTGGCAATCGTTATCAATAAGATATTTGATGTTTGTATCACCTCGAAGGAACCACAGTAATTCAGTCACCATAGTTTTCCAAGCTATCCTCTTAGTTGTAAGCAACGGAAATCCATCCTTCATGGTATGACGGATACTGTAACCGAAAATTGATTTAGTTCCGGTGCCTGTACGGTCTTTCTTTTCTATTCCATAATCCAAAATAGATTGGAGAAGATCTGTGTATTGTTTATCTAAACTATTCATTTCTTTAGATCTTTTTTAATATCTTTTTCTACTGTTTTTAAATATGATTCTCTCTTTTCTTGCGAAACAAAAGGCACACTCCAAAACTGCCTTGTTTTTGTCTTAAACCAACCAAAGACAAATGAATAAACACCCATTACTAATCTCAATTTAACCGAGTTAAAATACAATGTTTGAACAGGAAGAGCTGGTGCTCCGTGTGTTAAATATGTTCTAACTTTTTTATCACTTAATAGTGGTTTTGGATAACCGTACAATTTAGTTAGTGGTATAAAATTATATGCAAATCCCGGTGTGAAAACTTCATCAAAAAATGTTTCCATTTTTGGGGTTAATCTAAACCACCAAACGGGGGATACTATATAAATTCTATCTGACCAGGTAACTGTGTCCTTATAAGATTTTACTAAATCGAGTTTAGTACTGGTAAAATCATCGCCATATAAATCTATCACCCTAATTGATTCGTTTGCCTCTTGTAGTGTTTTATGGATTGTTTTATGTATACCGTTATAACAAAAAGACCCTGTGTTTGGGTGTGCTATTATTATTAGGTTATTCATTATCGAAATATTTTTTAATCATCTCTAATCTATCCTCAGCTTCGGCTAAAAGTTGTAACGATTCTGTTGCATCCTTAAGGAAATCGTTTGCCGTGTGATCGCCGATACCAACCCCTTTATTTTCTAATAGATCTAAAGACATTAAAGCCTTTTCCCTGTCTGCTAATGCCTGAGCTTTTAGCGCTAATATTACCCTTGTTTTTTTCATTTTATTTTATAATGTATATTCTATTTATTGAATTACCAAATTTAATTGTAAAAAAACCTGGAGACCATAACTCTATATTAATTTGGTTTTGAGTACTATTCCCCTCATAAACAACTTTCCCTAAGTAATTGTAAATAATCACTTCTACTACTTCTCCTTCATATTCAAATGATAATTCATTTGACGTAGGATTTGGATAAAAAATTATTGGGGTTTGTTTTACAATATTTACTCTATTAATTTCCCCTATTTCTGGTTCTTTACAAGTGACACGAATTTCTTCATATATAAAGGTATCACAATTTGTACATTTATTTTTGAATATGGATTTAATTAAAAACACCCCAGAATCTTGAAAAACATGTTTAAATATTCTTCCTTCATGGTTTTTTTGAGGATAATCTTTAATCCTTAAATTTTTTATGTAAGTAATGTATGAAACACAAGTATCTTTTGAACCTAATTCAAAAGTGTAAGTATTACACTTATTTGAATAATATATTCCTTGTTTGGACCAATCACATTTTGAAGTTTGACCCCATGTAAAAAATGATATTAAAATCATTACCGTTGTTAAAATTGTTTTTTTCATATTTTTTTATTTTTTATTTAAAATTTAGTACCATTCATTTCTATAGCATGAAATAATTCCTTTCTAATCAGATTATTTTTCCATAAAAAACACTGAATTTGTTTGTAGACATTACGGAATTATATTTTATTTCTCTGTGTGAACAACAAGTATGTTTGCAAGCAATACTTACTGCTATAGATTCACATTTCATTTTTTTAGTAATATAATCATGAATTTGTTGTGTTAATGATTCTTGCATTTAAGGCCGACGAGCAAACCATTTAACAATACGTCCCAAATAATTCCACCGTACCCCCTACAAAATACAATTAACTACTATAATAGTTAAAATACTTACCACCCACAAAATCATGTAGGTGAGTTGATTGGATAATACATTAATTAGAATGTTTTTCATATTTTATTGTTTTTAAATTTGTTGTGTCTGATGATTTATATTGATGCTTTTCTTTGTTGTGTTGACGCTTTTCTTTTATAACCGCCGTTGTTGTTACTAATACAGGAATGACCCAACTAATAATAAATATTATTTTTACAATCATTTTGTCATAATATTAGATACTACAACTATTGCTACCGCAATTAACACTAATACAAAGGCCAGCACTGTGGCTCCTATTGCTGCTTTAATCATTAATTTATACATTGAAATTTATTAATTGGTTTAGCCGTTGGATTTCTTCAATTACATCATCACCTAATTCAATTTTAGAAATTATCGATAAGTCAATTACTTGACTGTATAATACTTTGATTAACTGGTCTTTTGCTTCCTCTTTATTCATGATTTTATTTTTACTTATTAATAAATTTTAAGGTGTGGGTATTCTGTTATCTCTACGAATCTTTTATCAACTTTATAATACTTTTCTAATACTTCATCTAACAATTTCTCTTTCGAATCTTGGAAATAAAGATAACGAGCTGATCCATATCCCATATCAACTATGTAGCCAATGTATTTCCAACTCATGAATGATCTTCTTTGGATTAGATAATTATTCTTCCCTTTTACGAATCTTATTTTAATTCTCATTTTCCTCATTATTAATTTCACCGGTTTCTAAATCAAACCAAACTGTTTCTGGTCCTTCGTTACCCATCTGTGATAGAGCTTTCTGCAGCATTGGTCCTAAAACTTGATTCATCCATTGGTCCTGTGTCAGATCCGAATCTGGATTATTCTTTAGGTAATTTTTGTACTGTAATTCTAATGTCATGTTGATTTATTTTTAATATTAATGCGACCCAAAGCCAATCTCTTTCTGCTTTTTACCTTTCGGTGTTTTTTTCATACCTTTAAGATGCTCTATTGCATTTTCGTATTTGTTGTCTAGCAACACAACCGAAATAAAGAGTTCTTTTAAATGAGAAATAGAAAGATCCTCTGTATCATCTAACCATTTCTCTATATTTATATCGATTTTATTATCCCCTATTTTATTTTCTAGGTAGGATTTTCTAACCTCTCTAGAAGGTGGAGCAACATAATATCTTCGGTCAAAACGGGAAGGTCTATTAGTAATCCTTTCCTCTAGTTTTTCTGGGTAGTTCGTTGTTGCTATATAAACAACATTTTCGATTTGTTTAATTCCATCAAGAATATTAAGTAACACTGAAGTTGAATAATTGCTATCCCCTGCAACGCTATCGATATCTTCGATAATAACAACTAGTGGACGATCAGGTTCAATCTGTCTTAACTTTGGAACCATTTCAACATATGCTTTGATAGAGTCTTCGTTTTTAATATTGATAACAACACCTGATAACTCCTTGATGATGTGCATCATGCAAAGCTGTAAAATACCTGACTTACCACATCCAGGATCCCCATATAAAAGAATACCCCTTTTGTGCATAAGATTATATGATTTATAAAGTTCTGCTTTTTTCCAGAATAATTTTATATCAGTCAGGATTTCGTGAATCTCAACTGTGGGAAGCTCGTATAACTCATCAGTGTTAATGGTTTGTCCCATTACGCACCACTCATTAGCTCTGTTGTTCCATTCAAATTCATACAGACCCGCAGGAAGTTGTTTCTCTGCTTTAGGAGCTGCGATATAACTACCGTCACCCATAATAGACCATTGGGCAAAATCACTCTTTTTCTCTTCATCCCCCGAGTGATAAATCACTTCATCAGTAAGATAGTCGTCAGCTTCTATTTCAATATTTCGCATGCCTAAATCTGCCATTATTTTTTCTCTAATTTTTCTTCTTGACATTTTATGTAGATTATATTATTTTATATTTTCTAATATTATTTAGTTTCATTTAGCTTAAATAATTTGACATGTTAATAGCGGCTTGTTCAGCTTCTCCCCATGTACTTATCGTTATATTTCCTCTTCTATTAAATGGTATAATCGATGCTATTTCAAACTCTTTACCCTCATCTAGCCATCCCTCTTTTCTGTTTCTGATTTCCCTCTTATTAGCTAATTTTTTATACTTGTCCCATTCTTCTTTTAAGTAATCGGATTCATCAGGAACATAATTTTCATTAAATAACCTATCGCCCAATCTAAATATATTTCCCCCTCTGTGGCTGTATCCATAATATCCTTTTACGAAAGATGAAAAGTAATCCTCAACTACGCCATTCCTTTCTGCTGGTATATGGAAAAAATCCTTCTCTAAAACTAGTGCAACCCCATTAGGCTTTTTCTGGGTTACAATCATCTGGTTTCTGTAATATCTCCATCCATCAGATAGATTCCCGATGTATGTTCCGTCTGGGGCTAAGAAAGAATTTTCTAAAATGTATTCGTCATTAATGAATTTATGCTCTCCTATAATTCCCCCAGTATACAGATTGATGAGTTTAACCTTTTCCGGATCAGGGATAAACCCATTAAGATTCCTTCTGACATAAATCCTAGAAACCAACTTGGTGAATCCCAGATTTAAGTGGACCTTATTAAGTTTGTTGTTTCCTGAAGAATACCAAGGGGACTTCTCAAATTTCAATCGGATCTTTCCTAAATAAGGGGTTTGATTTTTTATTAACATTTTATAATAGATAATTAACTAATAGACATGATAATTTATAACCAGTAAATGCTCCCAATGCAGAGGGTATCGGGAACACAATAAGTTTCCCCAGATCGGTCACATACTTTGGACGATTTACTATTCTACCAAGATAAAAATAGTAAACAAAATAACCAATAAACACAGCAAAATCAACTTTGGTTGATATGAAAACAACCAAGGTAGCACCAATAAATCCGTAAAGAAAATTATCTCTAACCCCTTCCCAGATCTCCGCCGTGGTAGCATCTTTATATTCCTTAACTATTTTATCGATCCGGATAATCCCTTTACCGCGTTTCCCTATTTCCATTTCCACAAATATAATGTTTGACTACGCATTAAAAAAATTAAATACGGGATTCTTTTAGATTTTTTATTTGAGCTTCATATAACCTATTCTGATCCTCAATCAGGACAAGGCTGCTTCTTGCATTTTTCCAGTAGTAGTAGAATTTATCACAGAGTTTTTTTGTTAGCTCTATTTTCTCTTTATGTAGGAATCTTGGTTCTTTTATGGTGGTAACCACACCGTAAGAATTTACGTACATTAGCCCTGCATAATCAGGAACTTCGTCTGCCTTAATTAACCCCTCTGGAACGCAATAATAAAACTTATTAGGCCTAAATTTCCATTCGACCGGAGCGTAATAATGTTCTGATATTCTTTTCTTTGTTTCAGTGTCATTATGATATCTATACTTCTTCTTCATATAGATGCCCTCATTTAATATAAGGTGCTTATTCTTCTTTTTGAAATCATTTAAGAAATCAGATCTGCTGATTTTTATTTCTATCTCATAACAGTACCCGCTTTTCTGAACTACCAGAAAATCTGTCTCCCAATCTTCTTTAAAAAGATAAAGATTACCTGCGGTATATTTAATATTTCCGCTATCGAATCTTTTCTCTAGATTTTTCTGAATGGTTTTTTCGCTGTGCTTGATATCTGCCATTTCTATTAGTTAATCCCACCACCCACGAAGACCTGTACCATCAAACCATTCGTAGTAATGGTCACGTTCTCTCTGTTCTTCCTCTGTTAATGATTCTGATAGCTTTTGATATTCTTCGTGATTCTGACCTTGTAGAATCCTAAATAATTCTTTCCATTCTTGCTCTCCTATTTCACGAGCTCTTTCAAACACCTTTCTATTATGAGCTTTTTCTTCGTCAGTGTCTTTATCAACTAATCTAGAATATCCTGGTTTATCTTCAACTTCCTTAAATTCCAATTCGTGATGTATAACCTCTCCCAATTCTGCTTCTGCCATTTCAATGTACAGATCTTCATTGTAGTTCCTCATAAGCTCCGCAGCTCTCTTCATCGCTTTGACTTTTTTTAGTCTGCTGATGTCAACCTCATTACCGTGTGTTTCTATTTTGTCGCTCATATCGGAAATCCCTATTTCCAGAAATTTTAGTAAAGCGTGATGATCCCACCAGTAGTGATTTGCTAGCGGCTTTCTGAATTTCCAAACGTTCTTTATGAATCTGGGAATATCATATCTGAATAGCGAGTATGTTTTATACCACCATGTATTGTGTCTTATCAATCTTTTGATGCTATCACCAAATGTGTCTGCGAATCCTATTACCATAAAAAATGATTTGTTTTTCATAGATTACGATCAAAGCAAAGTTTCACAAAAAAAGCCAGATAAACTATATCTGGCTTTAAATATTATAAGGTTTTAATTATTCTTCGTCTTCTTCACCTTCTTCTTTCTCATCATCTTCAACCTCTGGCTTTTCCTCATCTTCAACTTCAACCTCAAACTCTATGTTCTCAGGCTCGATCATTTCTTCTCCTGATTCTTCTGATGATCCTGCACCTTCAATTTCGTTTCTGATCCAATCAGCAACTTCTTGAATATCGTCTTTAGACGTAGCAATATGATCAGCAGCCCAATCGTGACCATTCCTAAGATGGTTATCAACTTCTTCCGGATCCATTTTAAGAATTTCTTCTATGTAATGTTTAATTGAAGTTAAGTTTGCAAAAAACATGTAGTGCTGTTTTCCACCTTCCATGTTATTGTCGTCTTCCGCTATTTCCATAGCTTTTTTCTTAAAGTCGTCAAATGATACTATTCTTTCCATTTTTTAAATTTTTATGTTTATGTATATATCTATTTTAATTATCTAATTGAGTAATCAGTGTATTTAGTCTTGACCGGGGTCTCATTAGGAAAATAGTACTTTATAGTCTTTTTAGACCTTTCTAAGTAGATTGTTTTATAAAATCCGGTAGGAACGGTAGCTCCTGAGGGCAATAAGATAGATTTTTTGTCAAAAACAAGAGTTACTGTAACTATAACATTTTCAGTCTTAGCCAATTCTCTCTCATATTTTTCTAGCATTTTCCATACACCTCTGTTTAAATATTGATTCTGTAAAGCGCAGTTTAAGTAGCTAAAAGTTTGATATAAAAGCTCTTTGGTGCAATTAAAATCAGCTGCTGGAGCTAAATGACCCTTGTCATATATGTTATTCGCATAATCAGCTGCATCGGAGGTTTTAATCGAGTCATTTGTATAAAAGTCCATACCTTCTCTAGAAGCTGTTCCTTCCGTGCATTGCACAGTGTATCTTATCCATGTTGGCTGCTCTAGCTTTTCGTTGTATATTACTTCGTAAATCTGTGTTTTTACCTTAACCGATTCTCTAAGTTTCTGTCCAAATAATAAGGTCGGTAATAATGCTATTAAGAATATTAATTTTTTCATTAACTTTTTTTACTACTATTTATCTTCGACCTGCCTATTTTATTTGGACCAGCCCCTAGCCTCTATAGCATCCATTACCTGTTTTGCAGAGATTCTCTTGGTGCACTCAAATTGTCTGGGGGTTCCTTTATGCTCAGGACACCAGAACCAATCTCCTGGGTCAAATGGGAATCTCTCAGGTGTATTAAAGCAGGAATTACAAACGTCATCCCTGTGAATTCTAATGCAGTCCTCATCAAACTCGTTATCCTTTGTGGTTACCCCTGATATCACAGCCACTTTTTTACCTAGAGCATGTGCTACCCAAGATAATCCGCTGGAAAGTCCTACGAAGAATTCGCAATGTTCTATCCAGTGCATCATTTCAGTAAGTTCCATACCTGTCTTGTTCATGCAGTTCTTTGGGATCTCGTTCCAGTTTCCCTCCGTACCAAAGCTATAATATCGATCTATGCAAACTGGGGTTAGTCCCTTCTTAGTAAGCATGTCGCATAATTTTTCCCAGGAATTGTTATTGTTCCAATGCTTAGCCTGTGCAGTACTGTGACTGGAAAAGCAAACATATTTCTTATTTAGTGGGGAAGGTTTTCCTGATGTCTTTAGCTGTGGTCTAACTTTGCCCATATCACCTAATCCTAGCTGTTTAGCGAAGCCTATTTGTAAAGGTAAGTCATAGATATAGTCACAGCATATAATGTCCGTATAAGCGCTTAAATCACCCGGCATTTGTATCAGATTTACATTGGGATATAATTCTTTGTAAAGAAATCCAAAATTAGATACCACATCACACACTTTGCCCAATCTTCTAGCATATTCTTCTGCATAGGGCATGAAAGATATAGTGTCACCCAATGCCGCAGTTTTTAAAATTATAAGTGGGTTGTTTTCTTTAACATGGTTTGGACTAAAGTAAGATATTATCTGATCCGTGTTTAAAACCCGATAAAATCCAGACTCGTCATCACCATTATATTTAAAATGCGGTAAGTAGATGTCTTCAAGAAACCTTGATTTTTCTGATATAGACGGGATGCACTTAGTTAGAGACACAAAGTCCTTAATAATGTCCTTAATATCATCTCTTCTTATGTTTCCGTCCTCTATCAAAACATGCTGATCTGTTAGATCCATCTTGATTGTTTTCAGAACCTCTGAGCCATCTTTTATAACGATTTCCCAGTCAATATACTCGTTTTTATTATCAGGGACTGTCGACCAAGCTCTTCTGCTTTTTCCAACATTTAAAAATGATTTAATCGATCCTGTTCTGGCATCTCTAAAAAATATAGCCTGTCCTTCGCCTTCAGGATATGAGCATTTATAAAAATGCGGATCCCTTTTAAACCAAGAGTAAAATCCATGATCCTCTCTCTTTTCTATTCTCTTAGGAATTGACAGGTAGTCATTAAGTATAAGGCTCTTCTGTGATATCTTACCGAATGAAGCATAATCCATAAGCATTCTTGAAACAACAACTTCCCATGATATTAAACTTCTTTTATCTTTACATTCAAGAACATATTGGGGATATCTTTGGAGAACTTCAGAAACACCATCAACTAGATCTACAGTGTTTGCGGTGTCTACTCTTTTCATCCCTTTTAGATCAGCCTCCATTAAACCAACAACAGGAATACCCATCGCTATACTTTCAGTAACTGTTAGGTTAGGATGTCCTGCTTCGATAGCTCCTGGATTTAAAAAGACGTGATGTTTTCTTATTTCAGCAAGCGAATCCTCATAATTCATGTCGTATATCACATTGAGTCTTATGTACGATGCTATCACATCATTCTTTTCGAAAAACTCCTTGTTGTTTTTACTAGGGCATATTATCGTTATGTGTAAATTCAGTACTGCTGCACACTCTATGCCTGGAATAAATCCCTTTCTGTCGAATAATGGATCTCCTAAAAGACCATTGTTTGCCATCATGACTAAACTTGGGCCTTTTTCAATAAGATCTTTGGATCTATCCTCAAAATAATAATCTTCTAAATTAGCCCCGTGGCTAAGGTATCTTAATTGTGGTAAAGAACCAAAATAATCAACAAGATATTTAGCATGGACAAATGACAGAACAGATCCTTTTATAGCTTCCAGATTTTGTTTGTAAACATCAGAATCCTTTCCTAAATGATGTGCATGGTGATCGTGATGGGAAAAAACGTAAGGAATACCTCTCTCTTTTAAAAGTAAAGCTAGATTAGCCATGTGTACATGGACAATGTCCCATTCACCTAACCTAACATCATCTGTGTAAATTATTTCAACCTCATGGCCAAGACCTCTTAATACCTTTGTGTATTCCCAGATTATTTTTTCTACTGCTCCCCATCCGTTAGGTGGTATCGGAATTACCCCTGGTGTGATTTGTGCTATTCTCATTTCTTAACCTTTTCTTTTTGCAAATATTACTCCGTGATCTGCATTGTTGTCAACCTCTTTCTGTATTAATTCATCATAAAGCTTAACCACAAAATCAGCGCTAACTAATTTTTCTATTAATGAATTGACTCTTCCGCCTTTATTGTCATGGAATTCTAAAATTATATTATTAGCTTTAGCTAGCGATTCAATATTAGTTTTATCCAGCAAATCATATTCAGCACCCTCTATATCAATCTTTAATAGATCAACTGAATCATGATCAGACATCAGAGAGTTTAGTGTTTTCGATTTAACCAAAACCGTATTTTCGCTTATAGTTTTTGCAATGCTAGAAACTAAAGTGTTCTCTGGATTTACACTAAGGTTAACATCTTCACCATCACCTGTTAATGCGATCTCGCTGAAAATAACATTTGGATTTTTTGAGTGCATCTTTCTGAATTCATTAGCAGCTAAAGGATTTGGCTCTATTGAGATGATCTTTTCGAACCCCACATCTAAACAATACTCTGTAAATAATCCAACATTAGCACCAACGTCAATAGCAACTTTCTTTCTGAATATGCTATCCGTCATAATGTCATATATTCGGTCAGTGAAGAACTCTTCATAATTTCTAAATATAGGATCTTTTGTATCCAATCTGCAAGCCCTCTTTGTTACGTTTCTAAATCTTATTACTGATTCAGAAATCACTTCCTCTCCCTGCTTATATTCAATTAAGAATCCACCAAAATTTGGGTTATTTTGGAAATCATAAATATGGATGGGTACTGGAATTATCCAATAGGATCCACCTAAACTAAAGTTTATAGTGCAATGGAATATATTAGAACCACTGTCCACGTCCTTAACATAAACATCACAATTAAGTTCCTTTATGTTTCTTGAATCCCCTCTATAAACTATATCAAGTTTATTATCCCAAGGGGAAAATTTGTGGATAAACATATCGCTTTTATTATTCATAACTAATTCTTTTTTAGGGTTTAGTATTTCTCTTATTTGGTTTGCTATCTCTGTCATATCATCACTTCTAAAAAACTTTAGAGTGTTCGATTCCTGATACATGTCAACATAAACAGAAAGATTTCTTAGAAGCAATGTGGATTTCCAAGATATTGCTTCTTTGATAACGAGTGGACTTGTTTCCTTATCATTGAATAAAGGAATTGAGGGGAATATAACAAGATCCGCTGCCTGATAGAATAAATCTACGTCATCTCTTTCCCCCCATACCTTACAATTGGGAGGGAGATTACTTGTGATAGGATTCCAATACCATTTAAAATTATCAGCCATTGTACCGATAAAATGGAATTCAACTTCCGGTAGCAATCTTGCAATCTCTGCGGTTTCTCTTTGATTTTTTCTTGGAGTAAATATACCTATCTGGATTATGTGTTTCTTATTAGGATCCAGTCCAAGTTTTGTCCTGCTATCTAAATAATCTCTTACTGGTTTCTTAGCTATCCCGTGTTCAATAACTTCAATTGGTACTTTAAGATCTCTTAATAAGTTAACCTGCCAAGGACTAACGACAACAAATTTATCGGGGAGATATATTTTTTCTTTAGGAGAAACTGACGAATCGTGCATGGTCTCAAATATTTTATATTCTCTGGCGTCATAGAATATAATATCCAGAAGATGGTGGCTTAAGAATTGCTCGCAAGGTTCTTCGAAATGTATAATATCAGGCTTCATCTCCTTGATTGCCTTAATGAGAATATCTTCTGGTTTATCGCCCCATGTTATTATTCTCTCTGAACCAAGTATGGATTGGATTCTTTTCCTAATTGTGTTGTAGGAAGACTCATGTCTTTTTTCAAAGACCCAAACTTCCGCTTCGTCTTTGATTTTGTCTATTTTATTCTTTAAATATTCCGGCATTCCTCCGGTAGACAGGTAAGGTACAATATAAAAAACTCTCAATGTTTTGTATTTATAGGTTCTACTATAAAAGTCAAATAAAATTTCGGGTAAAAGTATTGAAGGGGTGCCTTTGTACGAAATTTATTGATCTAGAGATTCGCCACAGTTAGGGCAAAATTTCCATGTTTTTTTCTTGGATCTTGTTCCACATCCTGTACAATAATCTCTAATCTCAGTAACCTCTACAGGCTTAACTGATCTTGGAAGAATTTGATACTCCGATGTGTAACTGCAATACCAGGAGTAACTACCTGAATCTTTCCCAAAGTCCTGATCAGATTTTTCTCCTTTTTCCACTCTACCAGTTTCAAGTGAATCCGCAACTGAGCAGTTAACAGATCCGGATAAACTATTAGAAGAGTAGCTGATTGGATTACCCCCTATCAATAAAGTACTATTGAAGTAAACATTGTTGGTTGGGGTTTCTCCGAAAATAATAGGATTTACTGTTTCTGAATTGTTTGTCCATGTTTGGTGATAAGGAACATAGGTTGTTCCAGTTGAAAGCGTGCTCCAACCGTAATTTGTGTGTTCTGGGTAGAACTCAACCTTTACCTTACCGTTGTTTTTGATTGCCTCTTTAACCTCCTCTACATCATCAACATCGTAAGTCGAAAATAAGAATTTCTTCTTTTCATCGATGAAACGATCCAAGAAGTATCTTTGTCCAGGTCTAAGTACTAAACCAGAGCTACTGATAATCTTGTCGTTGAGATAGATTTTAGCTAAATAAGATGTTGATGTTGGATTATAGAGCTCGATTTGAAACTCTTGTCCATTGTCTAGATAAACTAGATCATCCTTTGCGCCGTAGATTTTTTGTCTGTTGTTGGATACGGCTACCCAAGCTTGTGGTTTTGGAGTACTGTGTACTCCGATTGTGTTGTTTTTCATTTACCTTTTTCTTTTTTTTTAAAATCCCATTGCTGCTATTGCTAACAACTCTAAGGCCATTTTGACCCGGGACACTAAGTACGAAAGGCACCCTTCAATACATTCTATATATAATCACTGGTTTATTACCAGAAATCATCTCCTTCTTGTCCATTTGAAAGATCGTTATAACCTCCGAATGAATTATCGTAGTCATCATCCTCAAATTCTTCATTACTAAAGAATTTTCTTTCTGATTCAGTAATTCTTTCAAACCAATCGCCATTATCCTTATACCAAACAGTGTTTATAGCAGGTGTTCCCGTTGTCCACTCTATTTTTGAATCACTTGATAAACCACCAGGTATAATTGAATCTAAATCATTTACTACTTTTTTTAAATCGTTTTGTAGATCTGTGTCTAATTCTACATCCTCAACGTATATTTCTAAACATCCATTAAAGTTAGGTTCCATACAATCAATAAAGATGTTATATAAAATAATAAAATCTTCACTTGATTCCATTAGTAATTTAATATCCAATATTTCGCTAGCTGTGAACTTGTTATTGGTTATTAGCTCTGCATTTAAAATATAATTTTTCATTATTTTTTAGCTGTATATACCATACATGCTTCCCTATTTTATTTGACTTCCCCTGATTTTTACAGTTTCCTCTGTTATTGGACGAGAATAAAGGCTCATTACCTTAGTTCCCCCTATATTAGTAAAAGTGATTCTACTTTTCTCGTTTGGCTTAAGAGTAATGGTAACATCACCAGGTTCTTCTGAGCTGTCGCTCCATGCAAATACCACAGGAGCTTCATCATCGAATTGGAAAACCCATTCAGCTTCTTTGAAATTTTCGGATCCTGCTATTGTAGCGGATTCCCCTTTTAATTCTGTGTTATTATCTTCCATGTTATATAAAGTTTTGGCAAAATGTTTTTCTGTGGTGTTTCGATAAACCAACTTCTCTTATAACTGAAATGTGTTCAGGTGTTCCATAGCCAACATTCTTTTCCCATAGGTAGTGGGAAAATTCTGGACTGATAGATTTCATTAGTCTATCCCTATGAACTTTAGCTAAGATAGATGCTGCAGAGATACAGGGTACTTTAGAATCCCCTTTTATCACGCACTCGTAATCTATCCCTTCATGTCCAGGGAATTTATCTCCGTCGACATAAAGAAAATCAGGAACTATTTTACAAGAATCGATAGCTCTTTTCATAGCTAGAAATGTTGCTTGCAAAATATTCATCTGGTCTATCTCTTGAGGTGATGCTGCACCTATTCCCCATGCTATTGCATTTTCTTTTATTAATGCTTCTGCTTCTTCTCTTTTCTTTAAACTTTTTATTGTTTTACTATCCTTAATCCTGGGATCAAAAAAATCTTTTGGCATGATAACTACTGCAGCAACTACTGGTCCTGAAATGGATCCACGGCCTACCTCGTCTACCCCGGCGATAAAATTATATTTTGACAAGTCTAACATATTATGGTTTAAGTGTGGTGAATTCACCCTTAATGAAATTGATGTGCTGAGCTTTACCATCATGGTGGATTATCACGTGTGACTGAAGCCATCCGCTAGGACCAATGTTATAGTTAACCCTTAGCTTAGTTGATGTACCTACTGCAAGTGCTCCATCTCTTCTACCTGGTGAGTGATAGTGGCCAACTACTATTTTAGTATTTAGTTTCCTGAACTGTAATAAAGATCCTCTAGATCCATTAGATCCAATATCACCATGTTGAGCTAATTCCCAACCGTTAACTACTAAACTGTCACTTCTTCCCAGAGTTTTATATTTAGGATATTTAGCGTTTATTAAATAAGGTATAACTCCGTTTGGCGCAGCACCTTTAAGAAGTAATGCACTGTATTCCATATACTCGATGGAATTTTTCATGGTTGAAGCTTTTCTCCAGTCAGTTCCTTTTAACCACCTGTCCAAAAAGTCATCATGATTACTTCTAACAATCACAACGTTATAATTTTCAAAGCTTTTTAATCCATCAAGCATCGCATCAACTTCACCCTTAAGTGAATTAGTTCCGTCTAATTCTCTTTGATATTGTATGAAAGGATCTTTTGATTCGTGGTGGTTGATAGAAAGTCCATCAAAGACATCATGCAGAACTACGTGATCTGGTTTTAGATTCTTGAATAGATCAAGTGTTTTTAAAATGACTCTCTCGTCATGTTGTCCGTAGTGGATATCACCTAATACAGCAGCTGCAATCGAATCAATCTTAGAAACTTCTCCTTCTTCAACTTTATAGTATAAGTCGCAGAAATCACCATCTTCGGTAGCTGTAACCTGTCTGGCAAAGAATGTATTTGCATCTTTTATCTCCACAACAACAAAACCTAATGTGTGGTGGAATTCACCCTTCTTGCCTGATTTTGAATCGGTGTAGTTTTTAAGAGTACATGCTCCGGTGGTCATCATCATCTTAGGAAGATTTCCTTCGAGGACAGGGATTGTTTCCATGTGAACCCTTGGGGATCCGAAGACGCAAGAATTAATTCCGCTCATACCTTGTAGTCCTGTCATTGGATCTACCGCAGTAGGCTGGATTTTAACATCCGACATGATCCACATATGTTTATGAACCTCATGACGATTTGCATCAAGATATATTGCTATTCTATTTGACCATTCGTCGTAACTTTTGTCAGAGAAAACTGAAGTTGGATTTTTATATCTCCCCGCGATGACGTGAATGTCTGCAGCTATCTCTTTTGCATAAGCCTCTATGTTCACTATAAAATCATCATGAACTGGAGTATCATTTTGTGCCCAAGTAATTATAAACCTTTTCTTCTTCTTATCGAATTTTTTTTCCTTTGCCCTTATGTACTGAGGTGATTCGCTTAGTGCTTTTTCTGTTATACCTAATTTGGAAATCCAGTTTTGAATAGTCCTTTCTGATTTTCCTATGAGATCACTTAGACTTTTCATTCTCTGATCCCATGTCAAATCTCTATTCCAGTAAATATCCGACATTTTAGATATTTGCTCGTCGTTTAATTCTTCAAACTTCATTAGCAAGTGTTAAGGTTATTTGTTGTTATATCCTTTTTTAATCAAATGTTTCGATTATATAACAACGAATAAGGGGTTAAAAATTATAAGCTGCATCGAAGAAATTTTCTTGGGTAGCTCTTATAATATCTTTATATATTTTAGATACTTAAAATTATCTTTCTATCTCTTGAAAGAATTTTTATATAATTACATTTCTTAAATTCCCAGATAAACTCATAGTATACAAGAAGGGATTCCCTGATGCTTTCTTTCTCGGACTATATCTTTGCCGACAATATGCTACCGACTCTATATTTTTCATGGTAGCTATGGAATTTTCAAATACCACTTTATCTATTTTTTCCAAATCTTTATGTTGTTGGGTTATCTATCTCTTTTATTATACTCAAAAGACGATTACATTTTTCATAGTCCTCAAAATATTCGAGTAATTTTATGCAATCTAATATTTTATTTTTATCACGGATTCTTTCCCTTACTATCGCAGAATAGATTATTAGATTGTTATTGTATATTTCCTTTTCGTTTTCTTTCATAAGACCATCATCCTAATATTATTTAATTTACAAAAATCGTAGTATTTGCAAATAACTGGGTTCCGTTTTTACAAACAAAAAACCCTCATACTATATATTAACATGAGGGTCGTTTTTAAGTAGTTATTCTCTTATGGATCTACCCCAAAAATAACTTTTAATGCAATAGCCAATATAGCTCCGAATATAATCCATAAAGCCTTATTAACTCCACTTTGCCATTTCTTAAGTGAATCTACGTCAATGCTAAATTTCATATAATCCTCATATCTATTTTCTTCAGATAATCTAAATTTAGTATTCTCGTTAACCTTAACAACAACACCAGTTTCAGGATCAAGAAGTTTTTTCTTCATATCCGAAATATCATCTTTCATTGACCTTTGATCTTTTTTAAGATCTTCCATTGTTGTTTGTAAATGTTTTAGTTCGCCATTAGGCATATTGGTTTTAAGATGACCCAGTTCATCTAAGATCTGTTTCATCAAAAAATTGCTCGTTATATCCTTTTCTTCCATGTTTTTTGGTTAATTTTGCCCAATTACCAAAAGATAACTGATTATATATCTAGCGGGGATATAAGAATCTAAAGGATTTCTAAAAATTATCTGAGTGTTTTTCCTTGAGGATATTCAACTGTTATTCCGATTGAGAATTCACTAAATACCTCAAATGCATCCTCTGATGTCTTCACGTAAAACACACCATAAAAAGGCTCATCCTTTTCACACACCTTATCCTTTATTATTTCACAGTTAAAGTAGTTTATAAGGGAGCAAGCCTCTATGTGGGATTTTGGATCATGTGTTTTTACGTAAAATTCAACCATTATTTCTTACCCGTTACTATTTCTGATATGGTATTACAATCCATTCTATAGTAATTTTCTTCTGAATCCTTAACTAACATCAATACCTGGTCTATAGTACCCATTAATTTCATATTTTTTTCCTTGAACACAAATTCTGAACCCAGATGACTAACCTCTAAAGAGGCTCTACGGATCCATTTGGTTTGGTTTCTTCTATAAAGATCTTCATAGTGTTTAAGCATCTCCTTACTGGGAGCTTTAAATGGGATTAGTTCTGATTTTTTATTTTTCTTATTTTCCATATTAGATTAAGTTCTTACTGAGTTCTTTAATATCTAGGAGTTTATTGTCTTTTAGCGAGCTTGCTATTTTTCTCATTTTAACACCTAATGCCATGTCGTTTGGTGTTTCTCTAGTGATCGTGAGAATTAAATCTTTTAGATCCTCGTAGTTTTTTGGTGCTTGTAGTTCATCGCTCATTGTGAATTTAGTTATTTTTTTACATATTAGACTGCTTCAATATGCCTTTCTCACTATTAAAGCAATGTAACGAAGTTATGTGCATAACAAAGTAACCTGGGGTAACATCTGACCATCTTTCAGGATCTCTTTGTTTTAGGTTGTCTAATAACCACATAAGTTTTCTGCATGCCATATAAACATCGTCTCTAAAGTGTCTTATATAATCGCATGACCTTATGTAATATGTCATATGTAACCAATTTCCTCTTCGAATAAACTGATACCCTAAAGTACATGGTACACGTTCTCCGTGAACCGTTCCAGTATCTTCGGGAAACCAAATAGGTAAAAATGCTTGTCTGGTAAAAGGTTCTCTCTCCATAAGATCTAGTACATCTCCAAAATCTCCATATTCGTATCTAATCCCTTTATTGGGTTCATCTATATGTTCGAATTTATCACCAGCAAATTTAGGCCAGATTCTCTCTGGATATGTATGGGAGAATTCACTATGTCCACCAAATTGAGCATTATTCTTCTGAGCAAAAGGCCATCTAACATGTGAAGGTGGTGGATTTAAAGGCTGGCCCCCAATTCTTTCTTCGAAATGTTCATCTGCCCAGGGAAGATTTGGTCTGATCTCAGTTACTAGCTCATCTATGGTGTGTGGCATAAAAAACTGGAAAGAATGGTTCATGGTCTCCCACATATCATCAGGAGATTCTATCCCCTGCCATTTTTCTGTTTTGACTACATAACCGTGATTAAATAATTGATCCTTGGTCCATTTAATCGATTCATTCGGTTTGAAAAAAGTTTTTATGCCTCCCATTTTTTAGTTTATAAAGGTTTTAGAATAAAGTGAGAAATAAATTTCACTATACGTGTAAAATTACTGGAGAATTTCTAACTTCATAATAGAAATCCAGAACGCTAGCATTTACGTAGATTATATTATCCTTTTCGGCTATGCCCGAAGCCTCGTGGATATGACCAAAAACATGAATCTTTAAATCCGAAAGATCCTTTATTTTATTGGCTAATCTAGGGCATCCAACTCTAAGTCCCGTTTTAGTAGCATCGAGTGTTAGGTATGGAGGACCGTGGGTTATCAGAACATTGATGTTATTAGGTATAAGATCCCAATGTCTATTTATTTCATCCTCGACTCTATTGAATGCCCAATTATGAAACCAAGGTGTTACTGGGCTACCCCAGAATTTTAAACCTTCCAATTCCACCCCGCTATCATTAAGGTATATGATGTCAGAGCCTATCCTATCTAAGATCTCTTTCGATTTCTCAGGATCCTGCTCAAACAAAAAATCATGATTGCCTGCAATCATGATTTTATTCTTAAACGGTAAACTTTTATACCACTCGATAAATTCTTCAACTTCCCAAACTTTCCCCCTGTATGAAATGTCACCCGCATGAACTATTATTGAATCCGGATAATCGTTGTATATTTGTTTTAAATCGGCATCTATCTCAAGGTGTTTGGTGTGGGTATCCGAGATTAAAACTAAAGTTGACATAGATTTATATTTCCTAGTTAGTTGATCCGCTGGCATTATTAGTGTCATTTACATTTTTTAAAGATTCAGATACTATTGGCTTTTTATCAACGTTAACGTGTTTTCTGTTGCAAGCCTGTGGGGGCTTTACATAGGTTGTATCATGGACGTAAACCTTCTCTGGCTTAGGACAAACGTGTTCTACCATTACTTGATTTACCTTGACAGATACGCTATCTTTCTTTTTCAATGTCGCATATAAAGTTCCGACAATAAACATGGTAATAATAAAAAATATTAACGATAATGGGATAACACCTGTCCAAAATACTTTTCTAAAGTTATTGCTCTTTTTCATTTAGTTTTTTTATGATTTCTTTAAGACTATGTTGAACATTATTTCTATACTCCCTTTCCATTTGGGTTCTTCTTTTTTCTACCTCCTCTATAAAAGTTTCAGTTAGCATTTTTTCAGATTTTTGTGAAAGCGGAACGTTATATCCATAGACATGATTTACTATCGATATCTGATTGTTTCCTAAAACTAAAAGCATTGACTTATCATGAGCTCTTATGTAGTATTTACCTGACAGTGGTGAGGTAAGAAGCTCTGACTCAGGCTCCTTTAAAAGTTTCCTAAATATGGCTGATGTTTCTTTTTCGCTCTCGTCCATTTTGGAGTAATTTAAAGGATTCATCAGACGAGAAAATTTAATTCCTATTTTCTGGGTAATTCTTTTTAGAGTATGAATTCGGTTGTCCATTTTTTTAATTTATTGATTATTACTTTTTTTATTTTATGCAAATTTATATAGTGACCGCGGATAAAAAAAATATTTCCATAAAAAAACCTGCTAATTTATAATATTAGCAGGTTTTTTAATATAGTTTCGCTATCGATTAGCTTAAAAGCATATCGTTTCCTTTATCCTTTGGCTTTCTTTCTTTCTTAATTGAAATTTCTTTTTTAACTGGCTTAGCTTTAGGCTTCTTTACCGCTTTTGGTTTCACCTGTTTTTCTTTAGTTTCGGATTTTTTCAATTTCTGTGTAGGTAAAGGTTCTTCCAATATAACGTGGGATTCTTTCTCGGTAACCTCTGATACTGTTACTTCTGGTTCTGTTAATTCTTTTTTTCTGTTAAATAATAAATATCCAATATAGGAAACTGCCAATAGGATTAATAAGACGATTAAGGTTTGCATAAATTTAGTTTTTTAATTTGGTTATTATATATCGATTACGCTGATTTGTTTCAAAAATTATTCTTCCGATTGAAGTAATTTTATGCTTTAATTCAACCTGTTTAAATTAACGTGGGTCCAGGTATCACCCCGATTTATTCTTCTAATTGTTGTTATTGATGTTTGAAAAATTTTAGCTATTTCGGATACCCTGATATTACAAGATAACATATTTTTTATTTCAATAACTTGAGATTCTATCAATTTAACAGTAGATCCAGCTGAATCTGGGAATCTTCCCCCTTCCCATCCTAAATCTATATACTTTTCATATTCAGATGAATCTATTTTTATACATTCCATAGTTTCTATATTCTTTATCCATTTCTTCCCGAATTGGGAATTTTTATTACCTACTCCATTCAATTTCTTTGATTCCCTCATCTTTAAAATAGTTTCATGTGTATGTGTTTTATCTTTAAAAAAACCCATTTTAAGAACTCCGGATTCTTGCAATTCTTTGCATCTAGCAACTCCCTTTTCTCTACATTTTTTCGTGTTATCGATAAAATTATCTCTATACTCTTTATCTTTCAGTTTTTCCTGGAATGCTTTATTTCCAGCTTCGCAAAAATCCTTTAGATGCTTTTCGTTTATTATTCCCCCGCCTCCCCCTGGTTGTATATTCATACACATAGGGTCGTTAATTAATTCCTCATTAACCAATTGGATTTCTCTATTTCTTAAATCCTCTCTAGTTTCAAGGAATTCCAAAATATTCTTTCTGTGTGCATCTTTACCGTGCTTCTTAACAGAATTTTTGATTCTTTTTCCGCCACCCATATAACCGTCATTCAGATTATCTGTTGAGTGCATTCCAATATAATATCTTTGATTTTTAATACACGTAATCATGTAGATGTAGTGATATTTGTGGGTTTCCCTTGCCATATTCGTAACCTTTATTTAGACTATATATCTAAACAAAGGTACGAAATGGGGGCGGTGGATCCGCAGGGAGTCGAACCCTGGTCTCCTTCAGTTAACTCAAAGAATTCATTCACAGGCTTAGAAAGTTTTTTATAAACTTACAAACTAATCGGGTTTATGACACCAGCAAACATTTTGCTGTCTTTTAGTGACTTACAGCGTCAGTCAGAGAACTTACGTTAACAGCGATCTTAAGGGTATTGATGTTATCTCAGGGTTACTGATCATAAGCTCTACTTTTTTTGGTACTGTTAACCCTTTTTCCCAACGTCACATTTTTTTAAACGGAGTAAGTGAGACTCCGGAGGTTATGCAGCGTAAGCGTACTCAACCTCAGTTACAGGAGTACCAAACGAGTTGATAGCGTCCCAAACTGATTTTTTGCCATTTATAGCTTTATATAGGTTATTAAAGTGTTTCCAATACTAACACTGCCTGCATTCAAAGAACTACGCCTGCGGATCAATTCCGGTCGGACCCATTTATTATGTATCTATAGATTAAGCTGGATTATTTGTTTCGGTGACATATCACTCTATAAATAACCCTTTATATTATTGTACGTAGCCAACGCCTTATACTTTCTCACATCTTCTGGTGGTAGATTAGTCATTTGTTTATACATTAACCCCCTATCCTCATGCACCATCTCCGGCCAGTGTTCTTCTAGAGCCTGCTGATAACCTATTCCGCTTTTCATTAGCGCAAAGATGGCGTCTAAAGTTGTTTCAGAGACTGGATTGTCATAACAATAGAAACCCCCGTCAACACTCTTAGGTGCTCCCTCCAGTGAGGTGAGCTGATTACCATCACACCAGAAATCCCCAACAACGCTCTGAGGTGCTCCCTCCAGTGAGGTGAGCTGATTGCCATCACACCAGAAATTCCCACCAACGCTCTGAGGTGCTCCCTCCAGTGAGGTGAGCTGATTGTTACGACACCAGAAATCCCCACCAACGCTCTGAGGTGCTCCCACCAGTGAGGTGAGCTGATTACCATCACACGAGAAACCCCGGCCAACGGTCTGAGGTGCTCCCACCAGTGTGGTGAGTCGATTACCACTACACCAGAAATTCCCAACAACGCTCTGAGGTGCTCCCTCCAGTGTGGTGAGCTGATTGTTACGACACCAGAAACCCCCACTCACGTCTCCGAACTTAACACCTTTAAAATCTGTCAGACCCTGGTCGCTACAATCGAAATTCCCATCCACATCAACAAAACCTGTAGATGAATTAAGCTTCCAGCTCCCATCTGCACATTCATCCAGCCAGCTGATCTGATCTTCAGTGAACACAGTTTTAATAGGTTCAGATTCAAATATTTGATACTCCCTAATGTACTTCATGCTTTTATATATTCGCAAAAACAAATTAATCAGATCTTCTTTCAAAATATTTATAGTGTTCTTTAGTCGTTTCTGTACACTTATCTTATAAGCTCATCAACATTTCTATATAATGCGAGCTAAAACTATGATCTATTAGATCAGCATTCGTATAATTTAGCGGATGCTCAATCTTTTATTTTGATCCGTATAATTCTCTGTTCTTAATGACACATTCTATTATATGATCCTTCAGATTTAATCTCGATGATATCAGATTAGCAAACAACGACTGTTCTTCCTCTTCTATGTTAAATATTCTTTTCTTAAACCCCCATACATGGAGAAATCCCCTTTCGCTAATTTCATCTATATCGGAATCCTCAAAATAGCATTTGGTTTTTCTTAGCTTATCCTCAGGCTGATATATTCCACTTATGAGCGAAGCAACTTTAAGCTCTTTCTCTTTAGCGAACTCGTATAGAAATCTTTGCTCGGGTAGCAATATGTAACCCAATTCAAATGCTGGATTTATTTTGTCCGTGCCGTGAATAAAATTCAAGGCCTCTGTAGCATATTCTTTTGCGATTTGGATGTCTCTAAAGTAAAGTAAACTGGTGTTATAAGCTCTTTTATCCCATCTAAATCCATATCTGCTTGTAAAGTAACCCTTTGTGTCCACTAATTCAGGATCCGGATAATGAACAAGATCGTGATCTAGTATTGCTTCTGCATGCGCACAGAATACGTCACAATCGGAAAAATCAATCTCAAATCTAACTTCGGCGTCAAGATCAATCATTAAAAATTTTTCTTCCATATCATTTATAGCCATAAATTTCCCTGCTGACCAAAATATGGATGGATCAAATTCTGGATTGGTTGGTAAGATGGGTCTTATCTCATCGAAGCATTTATCTAATCCAACCTCCTTGTAATACTCGTGGATTTCTGGGTCGCAATATAAAATGGGACTTAGGCTATTGTACTCCTTGCAAAAATTCGTTGATCTCACAATCATAGCAATCTCCCAAGGCTTTTTGAACTTGCTAATCGCTCCTCTTTTTTTTCTTGGCATAAACCAATCAACATATATTGATTTAGTTGGTCTCATTAATTAAAATTATCTGTTACTTTTCTTCCTCAAGTAGCCAAAATGCAATAACGAAAAGGCAGGCTAACAATAAAACTTCCACCATAATTTATCTTACTTTATAATTGTAAACATCCAAAGCATACTGATTCACCATCGGTCTTCCTGTATTATAAGCACCAAATACTAATTTCCAATCACCATAGTTTTTATATAGGTGTTTCAGTAATTTCATACTAGTTTCAATATTAAACCTTATGTCGGTTTTAAGATTGTTTTTATTGATAACCTTATCTTTCCACATCATTCTAGCAGTTGCAGGCATTATTTGCATTGGACCTACTGCTCCGACACAGCTTTCTTGGCTCGGATTGTATTTCCATTGAAATGGTCCTTCGTATCTCGTTTCTTTCCATGCTACACCAAAAGCGTAGTTTCTTGGTATTCCGTATTGTTCGGAATATTTTTCAATGTAATAATACATTTGAAGGCAAGGAGGGGATTGAGAATTTATAGGATTCCCCTTTACTGCTATCTCTGCTTCGTTCTCTATCTCTTTTGTTTCAAAGTAAAAGAACGTAAGTATTGACAGCATAATTGCACCCAAGAGTGTGTATATCCACCTTAACATTATTTACCTTTTTGATCATTATAGATCTGATTAGCACGTTGTGTGAAGATGATGTCCATTATATCTTTACTGTATAGCTGGTAAGAACCTGATTTAATGTCCATCAACATTAATTCATTATCATTAACATATACCTTAGTCTCCTTAGCAGTTTTTGGAGTCTGCATCTTATGAGTTTTTAGAGTCATCTCGTATCTGTGATAGATCTCTGATGTTGCATAACCTGAAGCCATCGCGGTAAAGATAACAGCTACTCTACCTAAATTGTTAAAGAATTTTTTTAAATGCTCAGTAAAGGTCTTGAAGTTAAAATTTTGCTTTTCCATATTTTTTTTAAAGATTTAAGCAAATATAAGACCAGTACTCGGGATAAAAAAATTTTTCAAATATTATTCATATCAAGGTATAAATCTCCAATCTCTAAGATCAATAGTGACATCTAAAAGTTCCGGCGGCAATAGCTAATTGATGTCAGCTATTTTAATATTTAGATGTGCTAGGTTAGATAGCTGTACTTTAGCCATAACGTATCCAAGCTCGGTTAAATAAATGTCAACTTTTTTCCTTGGCTATGAATCTAATAATTGTTCTATTTATGATATATTGTTGGTTTAGTATTCCAAAGTATATCGTTAGCAAATAAAAAAACTAGGTTTAATACTGAAATCTTTGAACCTGGTCTATACCATTGTAATTAATCTCGGGATTCGGTGCCATTATAACAGAAATACCATCGGATAGATCATATATGCTCTCTATATAGCTTTGAACCTCATCTTTCTTAGATTTGTCTATTCCTAGCTGATTAAGTGCATCATTGGTAATCTGATCAACCGAATCCATGAAGTTTCCGCTATCATGAAAGTTGAAGTATTTTTCATATTTTTTTAGCCAGTTCCTAATCTCTGCTTGTTGTTCAGGATTAAGATCTAAGTCTTCCATATAGTCGGAGAATTCTAGTATTTTTTTCATACAATATATATATCATCTAAATTATATTCAAATGCAAGAAGAACAACAATTATCAGGAGACGAGATATCTACAGATGCGTTTCGATTAAATCAAGAAATAGGGAGAGAAGAAGGACAAGGGTCTTGGGACCAGTTTGAAATTGAATCTGAAAATGATTCTAATACTGAAATCGAGGCCGGAGAAGAAACTGACACTGAAAAAACTACCGATGTTCAGGACACACCAGAAGAACCCGCTACTGTGGGGATCAATGAGCCTGAGGAAGAGGAAGAGACCGAGCAAAAAAATACCCTGCAAGGCGAACCAAACAGAGTATTATCTTTTAAAGACTTCTTTAATCAGAATTAATCTTCTGAAGTAGTTTTACCTAAATCTCTTCTAATTAGTTTTCTAACATAGTGAGATATGGATACTGGTACATCACCTTTAGCCAATGCATTTTTTGCGATTTTTCTACTAAGATCGGTTAAATCCTCTTCAGATAGAAGTACCTGTATTTTTTCTGTTTTTTCTTGTTGACCGCTCATATTGTTTTATTTATTTTTCAAAGTATATACCTGAATGTGGTTTACCTTTTGCTTTACCTGGACTATATTTATCTTCAGGCTCTTCGGTAACCACAAATGCCTTATTAGGGTTTACTATTAACCCCATTCTTCTCATTAGGGCTCTATTTGCTAAGAATGGCGTGCTTTTATCTGTTCTTCCAACAGGGGAAACCTTAACATTAGGTATTAGGCTTCCGTTAAATTCAAGGTTAATTTCTATAATAGGTCTAGTGTGTGTATCCCTTCCGATTTCAGCATCGGAATATCCGACAATATCATTAACAAACTTCTTATCACCAACAGTCCAAAGAAGCTTTTTACCATTCTCTTCAATTTCGTCTGCATGAAGTGTGCAGGATTTTGCTCCATTACCAGTGTCGAATTTAGCTATCATATTGCCAATTCCTGGTATATATATTTGCTCAAGATAACCAATTTCTAGATTAGCATAGCTCCAATTATCCTTATCCAGTATGTAATCCAGTACATCATTAACGATTGGTTTACCTATAGCCTTAGAAATACCTTCTGTCCCCGGAGATGAATTAACCTCTAGTATGTAGGGTTTCTTGGTTTTCTTATCTATCATTATATCAACTCCACACCAGTGACATCCAACTGCGTTAGCTGCTTTGCAAGCTATTTCTACTAGATCCTCCGGAATTTCGTAATTTGATACTGATCCACCTAAAGAATAGTTAGTTCTAAAATCTTTATCTACTGCCTCTCTTTTCATCGATCCTAAGATGATACAGTTGTCAGAAGAAGGATTAATAGGATCGAATTTTTTAACTATAACCTGTATTCTAAGATCGAAGTTTGAATCAATTTTTTCTTGTACTAATATCTCGCTGCTTTCGTCTAGTTTTCTTATAGTTTGGTATACAGATTTTAGAGATGCATAAGAATCCACAATAGAAACGCCAATACCTTGGGTTCCTGATAGAAGTTTCATAATAATGGGGAATTTACCCCCAATTTTTTCTAAAGCTTCATCTAAGAATTCCTCATTAGGGACTAAAGCATATTTAGGAACTGGTAATCCAGCTTCCTCCATATATTGTGATGTAATGTACTTGTTCTCGCAAACCTCGATGGATTCCAGAGTATTTACTGTAAAATATCTATCAGCTTCTAATTGGGTTAGAATCTGCTTAGTGTAAGAGTTTTCTATCACGCCTCTTCTTGGTATGATTATTGTTGAATTAGGATCAATAAGGATCCCTTCTTCCCCAGTTTTTAATAGATGTCCATTATAGACTTTTTCTATAACTACGTGGTTTACATCAACTACGTAGCATTCAACACCTCTTTTTTCACACTGTTCTGCAAAAGACTTAGAGGTCTTACTTCCCTGGGTATTCCCAGTCAGAACTATAACTTTAGTGGTTTCACCCTTTGCCTCATTTAAAAAGGTCCAAAAATCCAATACTTTACCGGCCATTAATATTCTATTATTTTTATAAGCTATATATCACTTATCTGATCTCTTAAAAAGTGCTTGATCATTATTGCCTTCTTTAATTCATTCAATTCATGAACAATTTCATGTTCTTCTTCCAGATAGAATAGGTCAATCATTTGATCAAGGTTAAATAGCTTGGTTATAGACCCTATTGAATTGGTCTGGATATACCTCTTTTTGCCCTTTAGGACTAATTCGGTCTCTTCTAATATGAATCTACGATATAAATCATAGTTATCAAGTATGTTTTCCTGTGGTGCGTTTTCTTTTTCCATGGGATTTTATTTTTTCGTAAAGTGAATCTATGTAGTCCATAGATTCCTTTGATCCTATTAGTGCATCGGATTTTCCCACAACTGCATTCAAAAATTCCGCATCTGAATTATAATCCTTTCTTCTTTCCTCCAGTACTTCTATCTCCTGAATATATCTTTTGTTGAATCCCATATTATTAAAATAAAGCGTTTATTAAGAATAAATTTGGGCTTATCGTGTTATAGCCCATAACCTCGATGAATCTATTAATAGGGTCCAAAATTGTTTTGGTAAATTGCATGTCATGGTCTATTGGTGGTGCGTATTCATAAGGATAAGTTCCCTGTGCATAAGCAAAAACGTTATTGTCCATAATGGACTTAGTCTTAACAAAATAATAGTTTATTTTCTCTCCGCTTCTAATTAAAGGGTATTTATCCTTATATTTTGATCTGTTTAGCAAAAGATTATGATAAGCTGCTGCTCTAACTTGAATAGGACATCCTTTTGTTACTTCTAAGGCACTTACATCGTTAAGGATATACTTTTCATAGTTATTAATTGCTATTGCAGCAGAGATGTTCCTAGGCTCCTGTATTTTAAAGTCTCTCTTAATATCCTTAAGCTCTCTTACAAATTCTCTTATATCGAATGCACGTCCTTTAGCAAAGATGAATTTTGTCAGATAAATTAGTTTCTCCCTAACAAAAGGCGGTGTTCCCCCTTTAATCATTTCTACGCCTACAGTCTTTATTTGTGAAAGCGGCTCCATGTGGATACCGTCAGAATAAACTAGGTTGGTAACATACTTCTTCTTACCTAAGAATATACCATTTATTGCAAGATTCTCCATCTCGAAGTCCTGGTAGTTTTGGGTATCCCATTTTTTGGAGTATTTCTCGAAACATGTCTTAAGATATTCTGCTAGCCTATGTTCGTTTATCTGTAGGATAAGATCTTTAGGATCACCTTTCCAATCACAAGAATCTACTACTTCTTGGAAGGTCACATAATTAGAATTATGCACCAATATGTCATTAGCAAAAAAAGTTTGATTATCATAACCCTCCTCATCTATTTCTAGATCGTATACATACTCGTCCTCAAATTCACCAATTTGTTCGCATGATACTATTTTTGAAAATCTGGTTGTTGCTTTTATTTCTTTATCGACAGAAACCTCTAAAACTAGATCGGTATCAATATTAATTTCGCTTGCCTTTATGTGGATCTTAATCCCGTCTCTAAATACAGTAAGAGAATGGTCATTAGTTACTATTACTTCCTTACCCGTTCCAGTAACAAGTTTCCATTTTGGTTTTTTAACTTTATGCCTTATTATTTTTTTGATCGGTGAAAATGTTAATGCAGAATCAACATAATTAAGTGAATCTATACCATCAGGCTCTATTATTTCATTACCTCTATTATCAGTATGGTATCCGCAGGATCCGCTAAATGTTGAAAATAACTCATCAAATCTAATTTTTGAATGATTTTCGCCATATTTAATACAAACAAGGGAGTCACCTAGCAGGCTGTCAGTGTCACCATAGATTACGAGAGGTTTGGCAACTCTTTTAACAGTAGTTAATCCTAGCTTTTCGTGGAGATCCTTGTCAACATGCCAATACTCATGGAAGTATTTATGTAGAGCTTTTTCTGAATATTTAATCAGATCTTGACCCTGTAATGTAACAGCCTCTGCAACTTCGGGATTAAAGCAAACAAACCATTGGTTTCCTAGGGCCCCGTAGATGGAGTTCATAGTTAATTTTATAGCCTGTTCCTCGTTCTTTAACTCGTTCTTTAGAGAAGTGAGTTTTTCTATTCTTTCTTCTATTTCATCAATTTCTTCCTTATTCATTTATCTTAAATTTGTTGGGTCACTCGTTACTTTAACTATATTTTCAGGATTTCTTGGTGATTTTAGATAAACCCAATTGCTTCCGTCGAATGTATTCCAGTAAATATAATCACTTGGCCCTTGGTTAGTTTCAATGAAATCATATCCAAAATTTCTTCTGCAGAAATTTAAAAAATTAAATCCTCCTGGATTTTTAACTATTTTCCCGTTCAAATCATTTATAAGCAATCCGGAGATAGATTGATCGTGTCTGTGCCCAACCTTACCGCAGTTTCCCACATCAACTCCATAAAAATCCCTTATGGGTTCGTCCAATGATGATAAACTAGCACACTCATCTATAAGATTCCATTTTAACCACTCTGATACAAAATCTAGGGTTTTCTTGGATTTTTGAAAGACTATCATACCTGAAGCATGCTGTATAGAATGGCGATACTTTTGCATATCCATTCTATTCATACAGGACTCTGTGGTAAAGTTCTCGTGTGTATGTGGAGCAACTTCGTTATTAACCATCCAAACACTTTCAGTGCTAAGTATACCACCATTTGAGTTGCACAGTTCTTTTATAACATCAAGACTAAACACCGAAGAATCGAATGATAGATTAGTCCAATGCTCGGGTGAAACGTCATTGTAGATTAAAAAATCTCCATCTCCTATTGACTTTAAAGCTTCCAGAATAGTGAATGGTTTATAGCAT